AGCTCAAAAAGAAATTTTACGATTTTAGCTAGCACTAGCACAGTATACACAAGGGCGCATTTATGCGCCCTGTTTTTTTATTTTATATTCCTACTAAACAGATAGACTTTGTAGACATCCCCCCCCCCATAGTGTATAAAAAACACTTAAAAGCGGCGCGGGCGGCGCAGGTAGCCCCAAAAAGCTATAAAACCCGTTTTCCAAAAGTCATAGTTCTTATAGTACACGCCCATTAAATTTTGTACTCACCAATAAAAAAACCCCCACTTTACAGTGAGGGTCTTATGTATTTACCTTCTATTCTTTTGAATACTTCATTTATGAACTTGGTTGTTTCTTCGGGAGTATATTTTGTCAGGTTTGTTCCATCAAAGTGTAACAACACAAACCCAGAACATAACACCCAATAATCACCCGGTTCTGAAATGTTAGTAATATCGTCTTTTTCTATATAAAACATTCTTATTTTGTACCAAATCTTCTTGAATCCCACTGGAAACTATGTATTCTCCATTGACAAGTAGGTGTTCATCGCAGATTTTTTCTATTTCCTCTAAGGTTTTTATCTCATTGCCGTAATAGATATGCCGTAATAGCTCTTCTTGTCCTTCCATCGGTCTAATAACTCCGTTTTATTTACAATATGTGCGTTGTTTAGGCTGTCGAGCAGAACAACTTTATTTTGTATTCTACCCGCTACTACGAGCCAATGATCCCCGTCTACGTATAGTATTAGGGGGTTAAATCCAGCGTGACGGAGTATCCACCGCCATGCGTTGTTCCCATTTTGGGAAGTATAAACTCTATGCTTGTACCCAAGCTCAGTTAGGGCTTGCTTAATTCCTTCTTCATCTGTTCCATTTTCGGTGGTCTGGGTTAATGCCCCCACCTCTCTACGGGACTTGTTTTCACCGTATACGATGAGGGCATTGATAATAGAATAAATTCCACAGCTATAATCGTCTGGTTGGGTTCTAGCCATCATTTCATTGTTTTGTGTCCTTTTTTACTGTTGGTAACTGACTGGAATCATAGCTGCGGAAACTTATACCGTGATCTCTTAATAGACCTTTGTAGTACCTGATCTCCGCACGTAGAGATTGAGTTTCCATCTCTAGGTTATGTTTATCTTCTTGCATTTCATTTACAAGGTCGATAGAAGCTTGCTTAATCTGAGACATGATCTGTGTGTCTGCATTTGCATTAGATAAGTTAGCCTCTGCACGTCTGCGCCGAATATCGCTGATACCAAGTACAATGGTTCCAAGTAGTGTTAGTAATGTAATTATATTTCCTAAATTTTCCATTATTTTCGTCCATATTTTCTGTTCGCCCATTGTAAATATACCTCTGCTATGAATAGTAGCAGTATTCCGTAAATATTACCTATACCTGTAAGTATCAACTGCTGAAAATCTGTGTAACGGAATGCATCCACCAAAACGAGTGTATAATACGTGAATAGGTATAGACGAGGAACAATCTTAATAGTTTTTACTACTCTCGCGTACCTTGGTTCCTTTATTATCAGATAAATCGAGATCACAATTAATATTATGATTAACAATCTCTCAGGGTCTCCATAATCAAATCTCATGTGCCTATCTTCTCCGGTATCTTAGTTAGTGTTCCGTTGTATACCCAACCTTCTCTATTAGAATCACCACTCCAGCTCAAGCAGAAGCTAAAGGCTGGAATATTTACCAAAGAATAGTAGCTCTTATATTGTAGACCTTTGTCCACGTCCGATACTGTTGGTGAGTTGTTACTAAACTCTGTAATCATTAGGGGCTTCGTGGTACTTAATCTCTTGTAGTGATAACCACCATCTAGAGACTCCATGCCCCAACCGGTATTACCGGGATATTGCCAATAGGAATGCACTCCAACCCAATCACAGTTGTTCATGGCAGCTTTTGAATCTGCCCAAAATTGTTCGGTATTTGGTTGAGGAGACAAACCCGGATAACCCCATTTAGCTTCGGGGTACATACCCCTTAGTATATTGAGTGTTGAATTTAGCCATGAGGCAAACTCAACTCCATTCTTCCAATTCCAATCCATACCTTCCTGTACTAGATTAGGTTCATTATGAACCTGAAAGTATCTTACTCCTTTGGAGTACAATCCATCCAGACCGTTTTTACAATAGTCCACAAAATTCTGAGGGTTAAATAAAGTCTTATTAGTATAGTCTGCACTAAAGAACAATCTCCCGACTACAAATATATTAGGGTTCTTCGATCTTACTTGGTCTACAATTTGTGCTGATTCCTGAAAGCTTGGCATAGTTAAGGCTAAGAACGCATCTACCTTACTAATTGATATTGCATCTAGTTCTCTAGAAGTTAGGACGGCACGATTACCAGCACCAACTCCTCTCTTAGATGGTACTGTAGGAGTTGTATTTGGGACTGTAATAGGTTCTGGGTCGATTACATTTGGAGTATAGTATCCAGATAATCCACCGGGGATTTTCTGAATCATAAAGTGTAAGTGGATTGCCGAAGTTCCGGTAGCTCCGCCTACTCCAATCTTAGTACCCTTGGTTACTGTTTGTCCAACTGAAACTGATGCAGAAGCCAAATGACAGTACCAAGTCTTATAAATCTGTCCATACCAGTTATGGCTAACAACTACGTGTATTCCATAGCCAGTACCACTCCACGAAGTTACTACTTGCTCAACTCCACCATCCTGAGCTGCGTAGATATTTACTGCTTTACTGATGGTATCATCATAACAATCCAAGTCCATGCCCTCGTGTAGACCATTACTATAGTTTCTAGGGTCATTGAACTTGCTCGTTATTCTGTAGGGAATGTCCCTAATAGGAGAATCGAACTTAATCGGTGGTTGGGATAGATACACTAAATCCGTGTTGCAACCACTAAAGAAATTAAGGATTCCATCTGTGCCACCGGGCCAGCTCTCTGGGTCATAGATAACTGCCTTACTTCCAGTCTGACCGTGCTTAACTAAGAATCGTGCATCGTCAGCCGATTGGCAAACTGTAGACCTAGTTGCGAAAGCCTTATCCTGAATTACCTTCATAACGTCTATGGTAGCGTTCTGTGGAGCTAAGTGGGCAGTAACAGTATAAGGTAGAGTTTCTTCTGGTGGAACGACTGGTGGAGTAACTGGTGGCGTTGTAGTTGGAGTAACGCTGATATATTGTGTTAGAGAGGCTAGAACTGGCTGTAGATTGCTCTCAGAGCCACCTAACTGAAATAAGTTAGCACATAATACATAAGGGTCTAGCATTATTTCCTTGTCGTATTCTATAGCATCATTTACGAATGATTGACCGGATAGAGGTACTGCGTAACCATTCCCACAAGCCGCTTCAGTTATTACTATAGGGATTCGACAATCTTCTGGTAGAGAGTTATAGACCTTTCTATGTCTTAGACTTCTATCCAGACAATACTGAGTTAGTTTACCACTTTCATCTCTGGTAATAAGCCCGGTATCTACTCCGTATTCGTGTAGAGATAGAACTGCACCAGAAATCTTACCTAACTGAAGTGCTGGATAGAGGCTGGGCCACAAATCATATTCTGGCCTACCAACTGAGAATGAGAACAAAGCCAACTTCAAACCATTGGCGTTGGCAATCTCAAGAGCTCTAACCATCCATCTACTTAGCCATACAGCTTGATCGATAGTCTGTGGTACAGGTTCATTTAGTGGATCGTACCAATCTGACGGATTGAGCTTCCATAGGTCAACTAGGTTACGATTGTTCTCTCTACGTTCCAACATCCAGTTATTGCAGCTCGCTACTGGGTCTCCATTGAAAAAGTTCTCTGGTAGACGTTGCCACATATCGGACTGTCTACGATAGATAAACTTAGTAGGAGGTGTGTATTTTGTTCCTTCTGACTTGGTATTAGCGTTTAATTGATATACTACGCTAACTGGACTACAGTTATTAAACGGAGTGCTTAGAAAGTCTGCATATCCAGTTCTATTACCGGGGTCAGTTAAGTGTACTGATAGTTTTGACATTAAAGTCCCTCATAAATTTTTAACATTGCTTTAGCTGTTTCTGATATATCGGGTACTACTTCCTTCTTACGTGGTTCAACTTCATTATTGAGAATCTTAATTAGTTCATCTGCCATAACTCGTTGGTCTCCTTCTGGTATCCAGAAGTCACTATAAGGATTACCAGCATAAGAAATAGTCCTAGCTCCAGAGGCATTAGCTTCTAGACTAATTCGGTTAAAGTCTCCATACCTTACTAACCCAATATAGTAATCAATACTATTAAACACATTCCTCAAGGAAGCGTGTTCAAAAGCAATTGGTGTAATGTGTGAAGCATAAGAAGCTCCATTTCTATTAACTAGAGGAAAGAACCATCTATGCTGATCGTTAGGCAGATAACTCGCGTGTAATAGGGCGTTACCATTCACTTTGGGGTATACCCAAGGCCACATAATAAATAGGTCAAGAGGCCATTTAATATAGTGGGCATTCTCGGCAGTAAACAAGCTGGGACTACCTGCGTACTTACCTTGACTTGGAGTTGGTTGCCAGAAAGACTTATCAACTCCCAAGGGGATACAGTGTACTTTTGTACCCTTATCACAGAGCGATTGCCAGATGGCTTGGTGACGAGGCCAGAAAGTTACTAAAGCATCGGCAGTTTGTAGCCAATGCTGGACTAACATCCAGCCATCACCAGCTCCGTAGTGTCTATTGGCATCAGATTCAACTGACGACTGAAAGACGTGTTCTGGTGTTCCATGCCCAATCCAGACTAGCTTCAAGGGTTTAGTTACCTTTTTACGCATAACGTCTGGGAAATGGGTGTGAGCCACATGAATGTCAGCGTCAGCCATAGCATCAAAGGATGGACTCTCCTCTAAGTTAATTAGATAAGAGTCCAATCCCAACGCTTTTTCTGACTCAACTAGACTTTGTGCGACTCGGTTCATGCCCGATCTATTGTACATTGTCCAGTGAGCGATTTTCATGATACGTTTCCAGCTTTTAGTTCATCAATATTATTCAATACAGATTCTAATGTCTGGATTGTTCTTAGATTCTCGCCGATAGCTGCGTCCCAAGGTGCATACTCTTTATTGTATGCTTCCTGAGCTCTTCGCTTACCCTCTGCCTCAAGTCCAATGTTACGTTCTTTTAATTGATTGATTACTTCTTGAATATCCATTTCTTTCCTTTTTTCCTTATTCTATACCGTCATCATGTAGATAACGTATGTACGTGTTCCACCCTCTTTATTTTCGAGTTCATAACGTGCGTTACCAGCACTCCAATACATATTTGTACTGGATGCAGTTCCAGCCGTAGGTGTATATTTAGCACCTGGGTCTGAAACTTCTGTGCAGGTATGTAAACCACCATTTACCCAATATAGTGCGTTGAATCCAGATGTATATCCGGTAATCATAAATAGACCAAATGGTTGAGCCACATTTCCTAACTGAACTGTACCGTTATTAGCTAAGCTGTTAATACGTTTTACACCGAAATAAGCTTCACCTTCACCGTCTGGATACAAGTGACCACCGGCAAAAATAGCCGCACTTGTTTTAATCTGTCCAGCAGTAGCACCGCTACTTCCAATATTGAGTCCACCTGCTAAGGTCAAACTACCACCACTGTCGCTGGCTAGAATAGCTGCCGCAGCTCCTGGTGCAGATGAGGATGTAAGAGTAATTGTTCTATTAGCAGTTAAATCACCACCACCACTCAATCCTAGACCACTTACACCTATTGAGATATTACTACGAGCAATGGTACTGTCTATCGCGTGTGTGTGGTTAGCACTAGCAACGCTATTAGTCGATGAGCTTGTAGCACTACCCGCGCCTAATGCCGCTGTACCAGTGAAATCTGGTAACGTAATCGTTTTACCTGATGAAGTTGGTGTCCAAGTTATTGTTCCTGTTACACCAGCACTTTGTAACACTATTTGATTAGTTGTCGATGATACTTTTAGTTGTCCTGCAAGAGTGATAGTACCACTGGAATCAGTTGCTAGAATTGAAGCTGCCGCGCCCGGTGCTGATGACGATGTAATAGCGTGAGTGTGTGTTGCGGCTGTCACATCGTTTGATGACGACACTGTAAGTGTACCAGCACCTAAAGCTAGTGTTCCACCCATATCAGGGATATAGACAATTCTATTAGATGAGATAGAAGATGGGCCAGCAAATAGAAACATTGTATTTGTAGTACCACTATCATAAAATCTAATACTACGTCCGGTGGCAATAAATACACTTACGTCTAATTCACTTAAAGTAAGTATACCACTAGAATCAGTCGCCAAGATTGAGGAACTTGCACCAGGATTCGCAGATGAGGTTAATGTAATAGTACGATTAGCACTAAGATCACCACCACCAGATAGTCCTAAACCACTTGTACCAATCGTTATAGTCTTTAATGCGTCTGCTGTAGCTGCACTAACACTCTTAGAATCGGCGGTAGAAATTAAAACGCTCTGGCTAGTGTCCTTACTATTAGATGTGCTAAGACTGGTTGAATCCTGTGTTCCGGCACTATCTCCCTTACTACGAGCGATAGAGTCTGTACCAGCAGCCGATCCACCAGATACGCCTTTAGAATCTGCGGTAGAAATTAGGGTAGACTGACTTGTATTATTACTATCAGCCGTACTCTTACTTGTAGAGTCAAGAGATGCATCTGATACTGCCTTAGAATCGGAAGTTGAGATCAAAATTGATTGGCTGGTATCTTTCGAGTTAGCTGTGCTAACGCTAGAGGTTACCGCACTATTAGCAGATGAAATCAGTACGCTGTCGCTTACTGCCTTGCTATCGGCTACGCTAGCCTGTTGTCCAGAACTATCACCTTTACTTCTGGCTATCGAATCGGTAGCTGCTGAAGCTGCTGAAACACCCTTTGAGTCGGCGGTACTAATTAGAATGCTTTGAGAAGTGTCTTTACTGTTTGAAGTTGATAGTGAGGTTGAATCTTGAGTTCCTGCTGATACTCCCTTACTATCTGCTGTGCTAACTAGAATGCTTTGGCTTGTATCTTTAGAGTTTACAGTTGTTAAGTTAGTTGAAATAATCGTAGACTGTGAAGTATCTTTACTGTCTGCGGTTGATTTACTTACAGAGTCAAGAGATGCATCACTAGTTGCTTTGCTATCTGTAGTGCTGATTAATATAGACTGGCTTACATCTTTAGAGTTGGCAGTTGATACTGCACTTGTAGTTTTGCTATCTGATGTAGACAAACTTACAGAATCAAGAGCCGCACTACTTACTGCCTTGGAATCTGCGGTACTAACCAAAATGCTTTGGCTGGTATCTTTGCTATTAACTGTACTTAGATTGGTTGAATCTATTGTACTGCTTGAAGTTACACGACTATCTGTACCAGAAATCAATAGAGACTGGCTAGAATCTTTTGAATCTGCAGTTGACTTACTAACAGAGTCCAATGACCCATCGCTTACTGCCTTTGAGTCTGATGTACTGATAAGTATACTTTGACTGGTATCTTTAGAGTTTGCTGTACTTACTGATGATGTAACAGCACTATTAACTGACGAGATACCAACTGAATCTGATACCGCTTTTGAATCTGCGGTACTTATTAATAAACTTTGACTTGCGTCTTTGCTATTAGCAGTTGTTAGGTTGGAAGATTCAACAACGCTATTTGATACTGCTTTACTATCCGCGGTTGAAGCCACCAAACCTGAACTGTCTGCTTTACTTCTGGCCTGTGAATCAACACCTGCCGCAGAAGCTGAGCTTGCACCAATTTCAACACGAGAGTTCGTATCTCCCTGATAATAAACATTTGCCGTTGGGGTGCTACCACTTGGGCCGGGTGTTGCCATAAACTTGACAACTAATCTATCAGTTGACAGGAATGGAGTATCTGCTATTGAGACATCCATATCATAAGGGTCAGAAGTTCCAGTAAGAGCTGCTGTTTCGACACTTTGACCTAAAGAAGTTTCTGATCCACCTGCCGCGCGTAGGTATAAGTGTGCATGAACTGTTACTGTCTTTGTACCAGCAGTTTTAGCCAAGTGGGCGTGTACGTGTAGTACCTGAGCTGAAATGAAATCAAACTCACCCGCAGGAGCTATGAATGAACCTATAACTGTATCTGCCGCAGTTACGCTTGCTGATACGTTAGCAGTTACACCTGCTGGAACTGATGGTTGTAGTGATTTATAACCACCAACATCAGCGTTAGTATCTTCCAAAAACTCAGATAGAGTAGTTGGTAGATCATACCAATTACCGTCTCCACCGAGATACTGTCCCGGCTGTCCAGTTAGTTTAGCTAAGAAACCGTGTCGTGACGTTGTTGCATTTAGCGTGGTAACGTCAGAGAATGACATTTCAGCTTCTTCTATAGGGAATATATTTCCTACAGATACCGCTTTACTGTCTGCCGTAGAAACTAAGGTTGATTGTGATGTGTCCTTACTAGATGCTGTACTATCTACTGTACTCGTATTAACTGAATCGCTGACGGCTTTGGAATCTGCTACACCTGCCGCATTACCAGAAGATACTGCCTTACTGTCTGCGGTACTTATTGTAATTGAATCACTAACTGCTTTGGAATCGGCGGTACTGGATGCTTGTCCAGCAGAGTCACCTTTTGAGCGAGCTACTGAATCTGGTACACCTGAAACAGCCTTACTATCAGCAGTAGAAACTAGAATTGATTGAGAAGTGTCTTTACTGGATGCTGAGCTATCAACTGTGCTAGTATTAACTGAATCACTAATTGCCTTTGAATCAGCAGTTGAGGCAGCTAAACCTGCACTATCAGCACTTGAACGCGCGATAGAGTCTGGTGAACCGCTTACTGCTTTGGAATCGGCTGTACTTATAAGAACTGATTGGCTAACATCTTTGCTATCTGTAGCACTTAGGTTGGCTGAATCAGATACACTGCTAGATACAACTTTACTATCGGTTGAACTAATAAGTATAGAATCACTGACGGCTTTGCTATCTGCACTACTAGCTGACTGACCTGCTGAATCTGCTTTGGAACGTGCCGTAGAATCCGGTGTTCCTGAAACTGCTTTACTGTCGGCAGAGCTTATCAACTGACTCTGGCTTAGGTCTTTACTGTCAGTTATACTCTGGTTGGTTGAATCCGAAGTACCATTAGACGTTACGCGACTATCGGTAACACTTATATTTACTGAATCACTTAATGCTTTGGAATCAGCGGTACTGGCTTGTTGTCCTGCACTATCCGCTTTAGAACCGGCTGTTGGGTCGGAACTATCTGAGGAAGCTTTGCTATCCGCTGTGCTAATTAGAATTGACTGGCTAACATCTTTACTGTTTACAGTTGAGAAGCTAGTTGAATCTGATACAGAAGAAGATGTAACTCGACTATCAACTACTGAGATATTAACTGAATCGCTTACTGCTTTGCTGTCTGCGGTGCTACCAGTAACTCCTGCGCTTATGGCAGAACTTCTGGCTATTGAGTCGTTTGTACCACTAACAGATTCCTCTAGAGCAGTTTGTACGTCTATAGGAGTACCGGCGTTATTTATAATCAAACGATCAGAAATAACAACTGTACCACTAACTGACATTCCCAAACCACTCATTGTTACTAGGTCAGTTAGGGTTGTCTCACCATCTTTAGTGATGCTGAATATTACTTTTGTACCTTGAGCAGTTGGAGTCCAATCTTCGCTAGCTCTAGCGTCTAGTCTAAACCTAGAACTGTCTGCCCAAGCTCCACCAATCCAACCTCTACCAGTTAATCTTACTATTGTATCATTTGTTAGTATATCTTCTGGTGCTGACCTATTACCACGAGCTCTATAGCCTGCAATAATAGGAGTATAGGTATTTGAATAGGTTTCTAGGGCTAAGTTACCATTTACGTCATCTCTAACTAGAACGATGCTTGTTTGAGCGTCAACACCAATTCTATTAATGTTATCTGCACCTACTACAAGGATATTATCTCCGCCGGAAGTCAGATAATTAAGGTTTGGTGAAGCAGTAGCTTTATTGTCCGTTCCTGCATGGTAGATATTGTTATTATTAGAGTTAACTACTAGAAGATTGTGTACTGAACCCTCGAAATCTTGCCAAGCTCCAAGAGCAGTACCATCACCAGTTACTCCGAAGAATACCGGTGTACCTTCTAAATAGACTGTACTGCCAGTTGGCATGTTAAGATAACCACCAAACTGACCACCTATGATATACGTGGTGTAGGCGGCATTAACATCTCCGTAGTTCGTAGTACAATTTTCCATATACAGAACGGTATCTGTACCCGGATTGGTAAAGTCAATTGTACCCTCAATATAGCTATCTTTTAGATAAACTGAGTTTGTTCCATTAGCTGCCACGATAGAATAGGTATTAACACCTCTAATATCGGAGTGTTCCATATAGAATGTACCACCCGTATCCATAGAAACTGCAAATGAAGAGCTGTGGTTACACTGTAATCCAACATGATTTAGGAACACATACTGTGTGCTAGGAATTGTAATAACTGGGGTATTATCTGTGTTAGTAAAGATGTACGTACCCATCATCTGGTTATCAGCACCAGATGTAAACAAGCTAGCAAATGAGTAGTAGATACCATCCGTACTTGGTAGGATAACGGGCGAAGGCGCAGACGTACTAAAGTCACCAAATTGCTCTGGTGCTAATAGATAATGGCCTTCAAACTCCATGATTGGATCGCTGGCCTGAGCATCTATAGCGGCTTGAACCGTAGTGAAATCACTTAGGTCAGAACCAATGGTCTTTACCTTGTATAGACTGGCTCCACCAGCTCCACCACTTCCAATTAAGCTGATAACATCTAAGCCTAGGTGTTGAGTGTGAATGATACCACTACCTAGAGAAGCTCCTGCACGTATTCTATTTAGGTTGATAATTAAGCTGACACCTGAAGCTGGTATAGTAGGATCAACACTTTCTATAACATCATATCCTACTCTAGTCTGTGGGAGTTGTCCTATTAGACCACCGGGTGGTAGTAGGTTAAGAGGTCTAACTGCCATGTTTCTACCGACAGCATCAATCTCCCGCATAACCTGATCTTCATAATCTGAAATAATGAACATTAACTATTCTCCATACTCCAAATCTAGCACATTGCTGGCTAAACCGGATGGGATTCCCGTATCAGAAGCTACCACTGTAAAAGGGGGTGCTGACGGGTCAAATCTATAAACTTTTGTTCCATTACCTTTTCCACCCATGAGAGCTCCCTTTGTAGCATAGTAACTCCATACAGCGTCCGATGCTTCAAATCCAGATGGGATAGTTTGTGTAGCAGTCCAACCACCAGACGTTTCTGGTGTGGATTGGTACTTTCCTGTAGTATTAATTCCGGCTACAGCTCCAATTATAGTCTTGAAACCACTTCCAGCAGGAGTCTGTGATCCTGCTCTAACTATTGCCGGTACTTTGGAGAATCCACCAGTAGGATAAATACTTCTAAAGTTACCTTCTCCGCTGTAAGCTAATAGAGTTAATGCATGATTATAGATATAAAAGTTATAATCATCTGATACATAAAGTCTATCGGTTGTACTACCAGAGTAAGTAGGAATGTCAGTAAGTAATAAACAAGTTCCGTCGAATACTTCAAACAATCCATGAAAGCTTCCACCTATTATACCGCTAGTAGGAAAGAGAGCTATTTCAGCAGAACCACCATCATAGTATTCAATCTTGAATGACTCTACTACCAACTCTATACGAGCTTCTGGATTTAAGTTATATGGTGGAACTGGAGAAATCCATGCACCACCAACTCCTACATCGGCATACATAACTGGATGAAAATCATCAACGAAACCGGCGTATAGGAATAAAGGCTTCTGGCTCTGTAGTTCAAATGGATATGTTATATCTGGAAAGTCAGCACTAATAGAATCGTTACCGGGTAATCTACTTGTAGTAAGTGCGTCAGGAGTTAATGAGCCAGTAGCTGGGCCATAATAATCTATGCCTGAAACTGTATTGGTATATCCGGCTGAATATTCTTGAGCCGAACCAGCAGGGGAATAAAGCTTGTGCCATTTAACACTGCCCTTAATGGTAGTTCTCATATCTGTACCAATTGGATATGTACTACCAGTTACAGTAACTTTGAATGCTGAATCTTGATAAACGTTTCTAGCTATTTCAGTAATAATAGTAGTAGCATCGGCTGATATAATACTTGACATATGAGCAGGTGGTACTGGGTCACTTAATCCCCACCATAGACGTGTACCTATATGCTCTATAGTTGGAGTACCCGGACTATAGCCAGTAGAACCGACTGTAGTTATTACGTATACTCCTGCACTATCACTCCATGCAAACTCTGTAAATGAACCATCAGCATATTCAAGCCTAAATCCATCAATGATAACTTTGGCTGTGGCTGAACTGCCTACTGCTGGTGACAATCCAACCTTTAAGGCCATATATCCTATATCAAAGAACAAGTTTTCATATTGCCAAGAACCTGTCTGAATATATGGAGGGGTAGTAACTCTTGGTATCATTGGATGAGTAGGATCAAAATCCGTACTCGTATCTTTAAATAGTTGGTGTGGGGTAGTAATTGGCATGTTTCCAGCCTCAGATGACGTGCCATAATTGATGTTATGGGTAGTCACCGAACCTACACCAACTCCGTAATAGTCGTTAGTTGTTACTGCTTTTGTTAATTCTATATAGTTATCATAGTACCCATTTACCTGCGTACCGGGAGTTTCCAGTGTGTATTGACTGGTAACTTCAACATGACCCCAAAGCTTGAATCTATTCTTACCAAACTTAGTTCGTAACGTATTCTGGAACTTTAATAGAATATCTACTTCCATGTGTCCATTATTTGAACCTGAACCATTGGTTGCAGAGAATGTCATATTACGTATATCAGTCTGTGTAAATGTACCAGTATAACCCGGAGTATCTGCGCCTAGATGATAACCAGCCACACTTACTCCAATAACTCCAGCTCCACCAGAGCTAGTAGTTACCCAGCTAGTAGGAATTGTTGGAGATATTCCAGAACCACCAACTACAGAGGCAAGTACATAAGCGGTTCCAGTTTTAGTATACATATCGTGAGCTGTAATGTCATATGTTATACCGCTCATATTTAGTCCACTAATGGGGAATAGATCGGCATCATAATACATCTTAGTTGACGACCATCCAGAGATTGTAGCCTCTGTGACTCCGCTAGAAGTTGTATCTGACTGACTAAAGTAGACGAATGAACCATTTCCACCAGCAGTTAATACTGCAAAGTCGTTCAATCCACCTACAGCTCCTACTGCTTTTAATGCACCGTGTGACCCACCAAATTGAGGAGTTGGTAAAGTCTGCTGTGTCCATAGATCGTTGGCCTCATACCAGAGACCACTATTGACAATTGCTACAGCATCCCCGTATGGGTCTGCACCAATTCTAGGAGATACTTTAACTCCGCTTGGTAGACCATTATTATATGAACTCCAAGAGACACCCTTATCTCTGGATATATAAACTCCATTGCCATCTAATCCTGCGTAGATATTACTACCAGTCATCGACCATGCCGCAAATCTAGGACAGAACTCATCCATCTTAACTTGCATTACGTAGCCATCTTTGCTCATGGCACTATGGATAGAGGTTACTTTTGCAGTACCTTTTAGCTTCGCGGATTCTAAATCTATACTAAGACTTACTCTATATCCAATTCTAATGTTGGGGTTACCCAAGCATTCTACGCTCTTAATCGAATCAAAATGACCCATCTCCTGAGCGATTCTATCCGCCAAACTTTGAGCTGTACCACCGTCATGAATCATACTAGACGAATATAGTACAGTCTTAGGAACTGGTAATTCAACCTGTCCGTAGGCTGTTGCTTGAATATAGGGACTCTCACCCGGTCTACCGGCTGTATTCCAGCCCCAGACCTTGATAACGTTTCTAGTATTAATGTCTGCATATTGGTGAGTAGCCCGCATAACATTACCACCGACTATATGAGTTGGATCAGCATCGTCGTAGAGAGTGGTTTCACCAGACCTAAACGAGATATTGGAGTTCTTAGCTCCATTAAGGATTTGTACAGTTCCATTAACTCCTACGTAAGCGTAAGAGAATGAATAGGACAAAATCTCATTAAGAGCGTCCTCAACTGAACGAAGATTGAACTCTACACCCGGTGCTACTGTATAAGTATTGGGCTCGAAGCTCGTAATGTTGTAGCTCAAACCACAAGCATTCATTAGAACTCCAATCCAGTAGGCTACAGTTTCTCCGTTACTTGTACCTAGACTTTCGTCAATGAAATAATCCTTAACGAACTTCCAGTTATCAGAACCCTGAATCTCGATAAATGGATCAGGTTTACGTTGAAATTTCGCAGTGTTTATATGACCAGTAAATACCTTAATCCCATGCTCATAAATGTCACACTTTGTACCAGGTTTAAGGTCACTCATGTCTACTACCGATACTACTGTAGGGTCTAAAACTACAGTAAAGGTTTGTATGCTGTTACATAGCGCCCAATCTCGGTTAATAGAGATCGCGTACTCTGAAACATCGGTTAGACTATTAGTTAGTAAGACTTTGGCATTTAGAATCATGTTATTTTGTCAGAACCAATTTTGTAACGTAGCCATCTGGGCCAATTGTATGAACGCATGAATTTACAAAATAGTAGCCAGAAGCACCCGCAAACGTATCAGATACTTCACAGAATTGTCTGGCTTTGATGGTTCGATCTCCAGTTAAATCCATTTGGACGTTCTCGCCCAAACGATTGTATAATCTTAAGTTAAAGTTGGCAGCTCCATCTGCCATTTCCGTACTATCAATAAGGGGCGAAGCTATTACTGCCGTCTTATAGAAACCGGGTGGGAGGTAAGGACTAGAGGCCGAAGCACTCACATGGAGATTATCCCTACCATAAACTGTAACCTTATTACGGATGTTTTCATCGGTAATAGAGCGGTCGATAGTTTTGATTATTTGCTTAACATCTCCACCTACTATAGAACCATCAGTACAAAGCCTGTGAGTAATTGTGTCTCCCGCGTGTGCGTACCCGTATTCAAGTAAGTAGTCGGAAGCACTTCTATAATAAGGTTTAACATCTACGAATCTAACTGTAGTACCGTCACAGAAGATGTGCCACGCTAGGATGGTAGCAATCTGATTACAGGCATCCATGATAGAGATTAGATTAAACTCTGCTGGAACTGAAACTCCGTAGATGAACTCTAGGGGAACATTTGGTGAGTAATCAGTAATTCCAGCCTGTGCTAGTAAATCACCTACCAAATCCTCTGCCTTCATATTTTGGCGCTTGAATGGTTCTTCTGGGTTATCAGCAACTAGGAAATAGTCAATGGCGTCTATCAACATATCCTTAACAGTTACGTTAATAGTAAAGTCATTTCTACTTCTAGTAATATCCTTCACTCTACCAGTAAAGATGACTCCGTGGTCATCATCGTAACCCATATCAATGTTTACAACGTTATTTAAGCCTAACGTTGTAGCATCACAGTTAATTACGGCAACCCCTGTAGAGTTGCCGTAACTTGTATTAACTGACACAGTATTGATACCTGTGATTCCGCTTATAGTACAATATACATCTTTAAATAGCATATTAGTTCTTCTTTAATTCTATCGAAAGTTGATATACTGGCTTGTTGCGTCTAGTATCCAATACTCGCTTTCTTGTTAGTGACCATACTCGAAAATTCCCTTGAGCTCCCTGATCACTTGTAAGAGCCACAAGAGTTTGATTGTGATAATAGCCTTCAAGAGTTGTATACTGACCATCATCACCTAATATATAAGCAGTTAAAGCGAGAACACCGCTACCATAACCAAATCTGTGAATTATTGACTGTGTACCATCTAGTACAATATGCTCAGATAATCTGGTTTCTGGCTTATGATCTTCTGCTGAAACTATTATAGGAACTGTTCCTAGTGACCAAAGTGCCATTATATAACTCCTGTAGAACTTCTACTATTTCTTCCAACCGATGCTGTAAGTCTTTGATAATCTTCAAATAGATACTTCTTTACGACTGTTGCTACTACTCTACCGTCCAATCTTAGAACTACGTTTGAACTAAATTCGTTAGTGACTTTTTCTGGCTTAACTTCTACTCTAATTGCAGAGTTCTGGTTATTAGCACTAGCTGACCTAAATGCCGAGTCCAAACCTGCTGATTTCTGTAGATTACTTAAACCTCTAATAGCATTGAATACACTCTGTACTGTCTGTGTAATATTGGTAAATATCTGAGCAAATGCATCTGTAGACTTAGGAACTGATGGATTTCTACCAGCTCTTACATTTTCTATATCGTCATAACTTCTATCTGCCTTTGGAATAGCGTATTTCATATACCAAGGTTCTTTATCTGGGGCGTATGGTGGACTCTTTCCGTTATTAGCTTGTGGGTTCTTACTTGTTGTGAATCCTTCTGCTAATATTCTATTGGTTGCACTCGTATTGTAGGCAATCTGATCTAGCGGATTCTGTAGAGGAGTTAGTGGGGGAGTTGGCAAGTTACCATAGTCATATGGTGCTGGCCCTAAGTTATTATTGGCTGTATTGTTGGCTAACATCTGACCTGCTTGTAGAGGAATGAAAGCTGTTGCACCAGATGGGAGGTTATAGATACCATCTAGCTGCTTCTTCTCTACAGCAGTTAAGTCCTGCAATGCTAACTGTAATGCTGTCTGTGAACCTACTAACTGTGCTACTTGGTTATCTTTGAATAGGAAGGTAAACTTCTCAATCTTCTCATTCAAGCCCCATTGCTTTAGAAGGTTCTGATAATAGTTCATGGCCTTCTGTAGTCTATTTGATACGTCTATTGGGTAGTCTCTTAGATTCTGGAAGTTAAAGGAATCTTCCATCTGCTTCTTCATTTCCTTAATACCATCAATGGCAGGTGAGAAGAAGTCCTTACTTAGACCCTTAATCTTGATTAGACCATCCTTTGTCATTACATAAATATCATCCAAGCTCTTCTGGAATAACTCTGGGTCGATACCCATTTCGCGTACAGTATAATCCTGTAGCCTAGATGCTGATTGTGATGCTTTTAATACTTCTTTCTTACTTAGTTCACGCTTATCTTCAAAGCCCGGATAAACTATCTGAGACTTAGCAGACTCAACTGAAGCTAACTGGATATTTACGTCCAAGAGTTTCTGTAGATAGACAATTTGTTCCTTGGTTGCGGCTATGTCTTTAGCCTTACCATCTTGGATTTGTCCATTTAGATTGTTAATCTCACTGGCGACTTGGCTAATGAAATTAGCACGTTCTTCACCAGCTCTAGCTAGAACGTTGAATAGTTCGTTATATTCATCTGAAAATTTGCTAGCTTGTTCTTTTAGTTGAACTTCTGGGTGTCTTGCCGATAAAATCTGTGGTACTACAGTTGTAGAGGTCTGACCCTGTTCTAATAGTCTACGATATTCAGTAGGACTATTAACAGAACTACCAGGCTGACCCATCTGTAGTAATAAGTTGTTTCTTAATTGATTTGTCTTGAATGTGCCTTCATTACCGAATGCTTCGGTAAATGCTTTTTGGCTTGCTAACTTTGTATTCTCTGCATTTACTGTTTCTTGAGTGACCTCAGTCAAATCCTTGAGAACTTCACTCAATCCCTTAGAGATAAGAGAAACCTTATTTAGATTATCAGCAGTAAGTACAAGCTCATTAGATGCACCACCACGATAGCCCGGTGCTTGAGTTAAGCCCACGCCAGCTCCTCTAAGAGTATCATTTAATTGCTTATTGATACTTATAAGTTCTGCGTTAGCTGCATCTCTGTCAGTAACACCCTTTCCAGCTTTCAAGTCAAAGTATTTGGCTAGTAGTTCTGGTTGTGAGGACTGTAAGACCTGATATTGCTTAACTGCTATCTGAGCAATCTGTGAGGAGTCTAAACCAGTACCTAATTGTGTAGCACGATTACCAAAGGTAGTCGAACTAGCTAGGTCTTGGATTCTAGACATCATTAGCTTCTGCCAATCTTCGGCAGTTGCATTTGGATTTAATTTCTTATATTCTTGGAAGGTCTGTATTCCAGCAGTTTCTGCTTCTGTAGACTTTCTTTGATTCTCTTGCAAATCCATTATTTCAGTTACAATAATGGAGGCTAAAGCCGCGCCGATAGAGGCCCAACCAGCAGATTTAGTTACCCCTGCCATGAATAGACCAGCAACTCCACTGGCTAAGGCTTGTGCGCCCTGACCCTGTGCAGCTTGCATTAAGGCAATTCCTACTGCTGGTGCGGCAGCTCCTACGAAACCACTACCAAAGAAGTTCTTAACTCCAGAAACAAATCCTCTAGAAGCTGATTCACCAGCATCTACCATTTCTGGTATCTGTCCACCACCTCTAGCAACTGCAGCTCCTAAACTTCCAGCACCAAAGTTGCTAGGATTAAACGCACCTCTTAACTTACCAACTGCTTCTCCAATCTGATTGCCGAATAACTTATTGCCAATATTAAGAGCAATCAAAGCTGCGAAAGCTGAGGTAAGTGGGCCAAGGAAGTTTGTAAGACTGTTGACACCATCAATCATGCTAGTAATAGCATTAACTCCAGAGGTCATTATCTCGACAAATCCACCCTTGTCTCCAAGTGAGTTGGATAGTCCTAAGAATGCATTGTTTAATCTTTTTACAGCACTTTCAAGAGTTCCTTGTTTAATTTGTAATGCGTCGGCGGCATCTGTACCACGTTTGAATGCTTCTGCGGAAGTATCAACACCACCTGCTACTTTATCCCAAGCTCCGATTAAAGCGGTAAAATCTGCAGCTCTACGACCACCACCGCCGTTAGCGTTGGCGATTCTAGACTGGTCTGCATCTGAAATAATTCCAGCCTTAACCTTTGCACTAACTTCATCCATTACTTCGATGAATGGACGGGCTTCACCTGTAGTAAAGTTTCTAACCGAAATACCAAACTGTTGCAAAGTCGCCTGTGCTTTATCAGATTGGTAGTTAGAGAACATTACTTTCAAGGCATTACCAGTTTCTTCTGCGCTCTTAGTTGTTACAGCGGCAAAAGCACCGATAATACCATTTAATTCATCAATACTGATTCCAACGTCTTTAGCTGCACCGGCAGTAATACCGAATGTAGTAGCTAAGTCATCAATAGAACCACCAGTAGTCTTAGCAATTGCTTGGAAGCTACTTAGTAGTTTGTTAGCATCTTCAAATTCAGTACCAGACTGTTCCAAAGCTGCTACTAAGGTATCCATTGCTTCATTAACGTCTATTCCACCTAGCTTAGCTAGAGTTAGAGCAGATGCTAATAACTGTGTCGCCTTAGCAGTTCTTTCAAGATCAGTAGAGCTATCTCCCGCAATCTTTAAGGCATAGTTCATAGCCTTTAGACTGTCTACGGCACTAACACCAACCGTATTAGCAATATCTACTACTGAATCAAATGTACTTTGGAGTGCTTCACCTGTTTGACCAGATGTGATGGTTATGTCGTTTAGTAGTGTCTGAAGCTCTGCCATATTGCCAAAGACTTCTTTCAACTTACTAATTGCACCGAAGATTAAGCCTCCGGCTACAACCCATTCCAACATCTTCTTAGTGTTGTTGAATAGAACATCACCAAAAGACTTAAAGTTATTTGAACTAGATTGTACTACATTACCGAATCTATCAACGTGTACGGTGAGTGTTTCAGTTACACCGCTGGCATTTGTAATAGAGCCAGACATGGTTGTAATACCACTAGCTGCATCCTTGGAGAATGAAGTTAGGTCTTTCATCTTGAAACCTAAGTCTCCAATCTTTTTTGAGAATGAATCTAGTTTGTCTTGATTACCACCAAAAGCATTTAAAGCTGCAGCTTGAGGGTTAATTTGAGGAGGCGCTAGTTCTGCCTTACGTTGCTCAATATACCTAGAAAGCTCTGGTTGTAACTTCTCATCAGCCTGTTGCTCTAGTATTCTGGTAATTTCTTGCTGTAGAAGTTTCTGTTGCTCTAGGTCTGCTACAGTTTCCTTCTCTGCAATTTCCTTCTGTCTAGCCGCTTCCTCACCCTTTTGAGTTGCGTCGGCAGCCTGTTGAGCATTGTATGAACTTCTATCAATACCTACATTAACTTGGTTAGGATTAGCATAAGCTTCCTCTCCAAGTTTTCTTAATCTAGCTTGGTCTGCCTTACCAGCGGCAATCTCGCCAGTTCTTTTGTCTATTTCCTGTTGAAGTAGACCTTGCTGAATAGAGTTAATTCTACTTCTTTCAGCTTCAGCCGCTTGACGGTGTGCCGCCGCTTCATCATTCATCGACTGTTGTAAAGCATCAGCGGCAGTTTGTAACTTAGATTCCATCTCTTTATCTTGAGCTGAAACCTCTCTTTGTATTGCGGCCCTGCGTTCTATTTCAGTTAGGAATGGTTCTGCTCGACGTTCAAACTCCGCATTCATATCCTTACGAGCTTGGCGTTGAACTGAATAGGGTACAGTTTCACCTTCTCGCTGTGGGGTATAAACTTCGTTACGGACTCTTTGAATATCGGCTTGTTCCGCCTGTTGTCTCTGAATTGAAGCTGGAACTGGAGCTGACTGTAGGTATCTAAGTTGATTCTTTTCCTGTCCTACAAGCTTCTGATAAGCTTCCTCAGCTCTAGCTAGCTCTCTGGTTGACTCAATAGTCTTACCTATAGCGGTATTAACCTTATAGATACCTTGAGGGTCAATATCAAGAGCTTCTCTCAAGATACGCTTCATATCCTGAGCAGCTTCTATTATGTCACGAAAACCACCTGTGTCTCCCTTGCCTACCTTAGAAATAGCTTTATTTAGTCTGTCTAAATCCGCGTCTATTCCTAGGTTGGAAGTTGCCTTTAATTCTTTTAGTACCGCAACTAAGTCGCGGAGTTCTTCTCTTGTTCTAGCCATATTTTAACCTTCAATTTCGTCTATCTCTATATCTAACGAATTGGGTTCATTACTAAATACATTGTCTAGCCAGATTTCCAGTTCCTCTGTATCATCCCAAATATCTTCTGGTGGACGTTTGTCCTTTGGCAGTTCAAAAAAGCTATCAATCTGTTGAGCCTTCTTAATACAATAACTTATCGTATATGGGAAGTCCAACATATAGACCAGACTCTCATCGAGCGGTCTACCCATTTTAGACGCTACGTTAATGGTTGATCTAAAGATGGGGTTTTTTGGGATTCTTTTAAATTTATAGCCGTCATCTCCAAGTCTGCATAACTCTTAAAGAGTTGCATCTTCAAAAACTCCGGTATATTATTGAAATCCTCAAACGTAGCATATAAACGCTTCTTGAAAGTTGAATCCTCATAAGTACCTAAGTAAACACAATACTCAAAGAACTTACTCTTTAACTCACTCTCACAGAGAGCATTTATTCTATTCTTGACTACCAGTTCTGCTAGTTCGTCATCGCTTAACTGTGCAATTTCTTCTTTGCGTCTATCCATTAGCTTCTGAGTATTGTCGTTCAGTATCTTTAAGTACCTATCTTCGTAGGTATCATCTAACTGTACGTATTCCTCAAATTCAGCAGTTGGCGCATGTCCTTCTGGTTCTTTTGGTTCTGGAAGTCTGGACATTCTCTCAGCTTCCTGTTGTAACTCAAAGACCGAGTCATATAGTGCTAAGGTCTCTTTCTCATCTCTCGTTAATGTAAATACCGGAGCTACATAAATCTGATAGTCATCACTATCTTCCTTAGTAACCTTAGCTCTTAATTGACTGGTATATCTTAGGGACGCTTTGCGCGCCGTTTGTAAATCGTAGTCACCGACTACTCTCTGGTAGACTGTGGTGACTGGTACTCCAAACTGATCCACGATTGGAAGTTCAATACTCCAATGGAATAGTTTAGTTAGTAATTCTTGTTTATTCATTCCTTACCTTCCTATATAAATGCAAAAAGGGGCGATCCTTCACAGCTAAGTGATAAAATCGCCCCTTTGTGTGAAACCCTTTATTAGCCCAAAAATATTAAATTAAATTAACTTCTCATACCGCTGTAAACAATTAGATTTCCGTCTACTGACTTGAAACCAAATGTCTGTTGAGCGTTATTACCTACGTTAGTCGAGTGACCTTCGGAAGTAATGCTAATCTGTGGAATATAAACGGTCTTTAACACACCTAGACCCGATGGGGTACAAGTGTTTGTTGGGTCTTGAATCTGTAGTTCCAAGCTCAATCCGCTAACGGTGTAACCGCATAGTGGGAACTCTGTATCTGCTGGATTCAAGCTACCAGTCTGTAGTAGAGCGATTAATTCCAAGTCCGTATCCAATACGGTTAAATCACCAGTAACCTGAGCTGGCATCGTAGTATAACCTACTACGGACGTGTTGCCCATTTCCTCAATCTTCTGATTGGGGAAGTTACCACGAATAGTAACTGACTGAACTCTCTGGATGTTGTTTACACCAATCAAAACAGGAACGTTCTTGCCTCTAACTGCCGCAGGAATCATACTGTCAGAAATGTATGTCCAGTTTGTACCAGCCGGATTAGTATGATATACAACTACTAGTTGACTATTTCTACTATCACCGGTTGTTAGCGTAGTGCCTACGACACGATACTGACCAGTAGCTGGCGCACCAGATACTTCGTCTAGATATACACCGTCTAGGATTGCGCTCAAAGCGTAATTACCATTCTTTAACTGAATTGGAGTTTCGGTTAGAGTAAATGAGGTAGTTCCAGTTGCGAACTTATCTACAGTTATATCATTCTTGAACCATCTCTTTTCAGAACCCTGTGCTGTATATTCCTCTGTAGATTCTCCCGTTACGTTGTACGTATAGTTGAATCCTGTAATCTGTAATCTTCGACCGTGAACTGACTTGATATAGTCGGCTAGCTTTGCATCTTTTACTTGGCCTACAATATCAACTTCGCCTAGTTGGCTAATGCTGACGCCCTGAGCTGGGTAAGCTGTGGCATCCGTACCAGTTAGTGCGGCGAAAATCTTTACAGAAACATCCATTGCAGAAAAGGTAGCAGTTACTTCTGGTGTACCTGTTACAACACCAGCATGTAGGTTATTACCTAGTTCATCAACGTCTGTGGAAGGAATATTGGCATTTATATCAAGTTTCTGGATTCTACTGGCTTTGAACTCACCAGTTGGCCCAACAACTCTTAACTGCATTTCCTTAAATGGTACAGCTAATCTCTTTGCCATGAAATTCTCCTAAAATGACCTATATATCGTCCAGAATCTTATCTGGCTTCTCCAATATAAGTCTCTTACTAAATCTTTAAATACATAAATAGGTTTTAATTCTATATCTGATACATCCAACGCACCTAGTTGAGTTGGTGACGTAGAAGGTGGGAATCCTTCATTGTAATCGAAAACAGGTACGTTTTCGCTCAACTTATTAAATATCAGATAACTTAGATCGTCGCGTTGTGTTTTTGTACTTCCAAAAATATCTATTGACCACAATCTATCTTGAAGTGGGTATATATTACCAAGTTCAAATGGCACACCTAACATTTGAGATGTTTCAATTGAAACTGTAGGTAACGTTAGTGGAGTGTCTACACTGTTGAGGTTAGTGGGAAAGGCATCAACAATTGCTACTCCGCTAGGTACAATAGACTTTAACCAGAAGAAAAACGACTGATCTTGTAACCGTTCGATTGGGATCATATTAATTACCTGTTAGAGCCCGTATTCTATACATAACCTCTGCGGCTGTGAGTGACCTCTCACCGTTTAGATTATAGAATGTATTGCCTTTGGAGCTCCGTAACTTTGTTAATTTAACGCCGATACTTGGTATTTCTACTCTTTCTACTGCTATAGTGGTTCCACGTTTTTGCTCACCGACATTGATTATATCGGATTCAAAGTCAACAAAATCATTGACCAATTGATTTATAACGTCCCATGTACCCACTGAAACCTTCTGAACTGCTCTTGCAAGATTCTTTAGAAAGTTTGTAGGTCTAATGGATGGAAACTCACGACCACCACCGGCATTCCCATGTTCAATCAGATACCAAAATGGGGCTTTGTCACCCCATGCATCTAGTCTTTCTGATATGACATCATCATAGCTAGGCAAGTTCTTATAGATTCTAGAACCTGTCTTACCTCGCCAGAAAGAGCTGGGAGTATAAATTCCGTATCTCCAAATAGCGGGTGCTTGATCCGTGCCAGTGTGACCGCCAGTTTCCTCAACACCACTGTAGAAGTCTTGAGCTGTACCGGCGACATCTTCATCGAAAAACTTAATTACCTTACCATTCTCAACTACTACATGGTCTGGATTTGATAAATTCTCGATTAGTCGATTTAATAGGGGTGGATATGCATACTCTCTAGTTGCTATAGCGGCTTTTGTACCGAAGTCAACTAGCATACTTTGAACTACTTCTCTGAGAACACTGTCAACGTTTTCTTGAGCAATTTCCTCGTAGTTTACAGATAGTATGTTATCCACCTTACTGCGAATGTCCTCAACTATCTTCAAAGTATCTTCAAACATTATTCAATATCACCATCAGTTACTACCTTAATTAGTGAACGATAGTAATCGTTAAAGTAATCCAGAACTAGCTTTCTTACGTCAGCAAATTGTGGGTCACCTTTCTTATAAAGTAGTTCCAAGTCATCCAATAGCAAAGATAGGTACGTACCTTTCCTGCGTTCTAGTATGCTTAGAATACTTAAAATATCTAAACCATTATCCATTATTTCCTTCCTCGACCATCTTATGGGGACAAATTCCCCCATTTAAATACCTTCCGTGATTACAATTATGACAGAGGATTCTATAGTCGTGTTTACCAGAAATTACATTTTTATATACTTTATTGTAAAATCCAGCACCACCTGTAGTGTGTCTATCTTTATTACCACCACCGTTTATGTGATCAATAGCAAGGAACTGTGGAGTAGTTTCCCCACAACATTCACATCTATTTCCTAAAGATTCCATCACTCTAGTTCTACACCTACGAGCGTGTTCAGTTTGTCGTTTACGGTATTCTTCTGGATTATCTTCTTTAAACTTCTTCATCCAGAGTCTAGCAGCTTTAGATTCTTCTTTTTGGTGATTGTTATAATGCCACTTTCTATAGTGCTTTTTGCACAGTCCAGAAGTATTATTTTCATACAATAGTTCTGAACATTCTTTACAAGTTTTACTTGTAAGTTTAACCATTTCCTTCTTCCGTCATAAAAATCGCAATACGATTTGGTGTTGGAACTCCTCTTAGTCTGTAAGACTTTAAGCTCATTACCTTGCCATCGACAATAAAGTTCTCAGCGAGTTTAACAAAAGTTTCATTCTCATCTGTGAATAGAATTGTGACCTTACAATCTCCCTCTGGAAGTAGACCACCCATCTGCATAACTGGTGATTCTGCTGTACCCCAGAGAACATGCCCAGAGACCAAAACTCCACTGACTATATTAGTCCAATATGTACCACTACAGACTGGACACCAAGGATCAACAGATAAATTAGTGACTGGATCAAGTGAACATATAGAGCAAGGAACTCCCTGAGTTCTTATGTTCATCGTAATATTACGACCTATCGCACCACGTATGGTTTCAATGGTCTGATTAACTGCTAGTTGAGGCCAAGTTATCTGCATTTTTCTCTATGACCTTCTCAAATAAATTATACCACTGCTCTGCAATGTATTTCCAAGAGTATTCTTTGGACATGAATTTGTCCATCCCTCTAGCACCAAATTCAGTTAGAAGGTCTCTATGCTCATACATATTATCTAATATATTGGCGGCGTGGTCAGTATCAATTACCGAGCCTACTGTCAGAGTGTTTGGGTATGTATCGAAATGATTAATTCCGATTAACAGACCACAATCTCTGAACAACTCAGCACAGGCAGAACTGTCAGGAACTACTTGAGGAACTCCTACAACTGCTTGTTCCATACTTACCAAACCCCAACCTTCACCCATTGAAGTATTGATTCCAACGTCTGCGGAATTATAAATCAAGTTAAGTACATCAGATGGTACTCCATGCTGAGGACTGAGTGAACGACTGGTAATAACTAAACGCTTCTCTATTCCATAGCGTTTAGCCATCTTCTCTAAATGCCAACCACTATCAACTACTCCCATATGTAAATATAACTTTACATTGTCTGGTTTACCTTGTGCGAATTTAGAAAAGACTTCAAATGTTAGGTCAATTCTCTTTCGAGGTTGGTTTCTATTACCGTTGAAAACAACGAAGTCATTTTCACCAAAACCCTTGAGAGTTTTCCTAGATACGAATTTATCCATTGGGTGAAATACTTCCGTATCTACACCGTGATATATTATATCTACATTTAGATTGGGATTTAGATTTAGAATCTCGCGCTTACCAAATTCTGTATACGACACAACAGCACCAAGTTTACCAAAGTCTTTCACCCATTGTGGATCAGACCCCAAACCGTCTATTGGAAAGTATACAACTACCTTAGACTTATAATTGTCATCTATTCGATCTAAATATTGTTCTAAACCCCAGAGATCATTCAATATGAATATAATATCTGGATCAATTCTCTGTACTAAATTTCCCGTTCTAGATAGACCATAAACGTCTCCACCCAATGCCGCCGGATAGAGATAGTGTCTAGGGTTCTTAACTTGAAATGGGTCACCAAAATGATTTACTGCTAGATGGTGAAATTCATAGTTTTCCTTATCAGGAAAGTGTTCTATGACTGAATGTAAAACTCTTGCAAACCCTGTAAAACAGCCGCCGTCACCTATTACTAATACCTTTTTCATGCCCTTTTATCCCTCGTAAATATTGGGTGGGTACAAAAAGCCCGGTAGACTTTGTTTACTCGCCCTTGCTAATTTCCTTGCTCTTGATGGTAGAATTGATTCCAACTCACTCACATCAAGTTTTAATGATTCCTGTAGTGCTTTACCACCTTCAATATTGGAAAAAGAGATTTCATCATCTCTCCAAGAACCAAAATCTAAGGCGTTCTTCTGTAATAAACCACGTTTGATTACGATTGCCGCCATTAAGACTATTGGACGTTCATCCTCAACCTGAATTACAGGAGGCTCAACGTCTGTAAATACATAGTCCATGGTACGCGCGATGCCGTAATAATTATAATCAATTCCAGAAACAACTGAGATTCCCGATTCTAAAGTTCCAGATGGTACAATATCGTACCTTCGTTGCCACCGCTTGTCTAAGGATTTGAACGCATCTACTAGAGACTTTCGTAGAAACCCATCAGAGAATTGGTAGGGGGAAGTAACATCTCCTAAGTGCATTCTTAACGCACCTAGTAAATAATCCAAAGCACTAGGATAACCTACTTCTAAAGCTGCTTCTGTAATCAGTATTGCCATTAGTTATTCTCGTCTATAGGATTTGTTAGTAGACCGGTGTTTTCGTACTCCAAAAGCTGGAGTTCTGACAAACGACTTTTAATTGCTTCAATCGTCTTTACTGGTCTATCCATTTCTTCAGCTAGTGCCAACATTCTTTCGGCTGGCGCTGGGCTGGTAAAACTATCCAACATCGCTTTTACTGCAAAATACTTTCCACTAAGTACAGTTCTTAATTCATCATCTGATACTGCGTTAGTTCCTAGAGGCTGATCAATTTCTTCGCCATAGTCAATTATTAGACCCTCATTAAGAATATTGCGGTTAGTACGTCTAAAGTAAACATCCTCTGCCGCTGTCCATAGGTCTAGAATTGCAGTTTCTGGCTTCTGCTTAGGATCACCACTAAGTATAATTTCGGTCTCTCTTAGCGACATTGGGTCTAGAACCTTAACGGATACTCTCCCTAATGTTGCTTTAATATACCGCTTATATGGCTTACTCGTTAAAAGCGATTCAATTCTTGTAATATCTGTACTGTCCATACCTTTTATCCTTATAGCAAAATAGGGGAGTTTCCTCCCCTACTTTTTCTAAAATACATTCAGGGAACTAGCTTATGCTAGCTTTAGAACGTGGATACCCTGTGCGTTCGTAATTAGCATACCAAACTGCTGGTAGATATTTAGTACGTACTGTGGTGGGATAATTCTCATGTCCTCATAATTTTGGCTCTTTGTATCACCATAGAAAATGAAGTCACCGACGTTCTCACCAATTACGATTACCTTATCTTCCGGTAGAAGTGGCTTGTAATCAATTGGGTTATCGTAAATCTGGTCTAGTGCTACGATAGGTGCACCATAATAACGACCTAGCCAGCCAGTCTGCCAAATTTCATTTAGAGCTGGGTAGTTAGCCTGCTGAGTTGTGCTTGCGGCGGTTGTAACATCCCAACCTGCACCGAACGTGGTGATTGGGGTCAAAGCCTTGCGAGTTCCAACTACTGCACGAACACGACCAACCTTAGTATTGATATTATCAATAGCATTCTTTAGTGCGGTTGGAGTTAGTGGGCCACCGATATTAGTATAGTTGTCAGGAGTATTTACCGTTGACCATACTGTTGAAAGAGCAGTGAAAACACGATTAACATAGTAATCGGTTAGCTTGGCTCTCATTTCTGCCTGTAGTTCGCCTACTGTACCAATTTCGCCCTGTTCTAGTTCCCATAGATTATAAGTCACACCAACCTGTGCGCCTTCTAGCGTATAGTTGATGCGGTCGTTTACTGCGACTTCACTCTGTAGATGGATAGAACCTGGTACTAGCTTGCGAACTTCAATACCACGTCTAACCTTGTATACTAGAGCATCACCGACCTTTAGGGTTCTAGTGTTTAGGAATAGAGAAACGATGTTTGAACTAAGGTGATTTGGCTGCATCCAATTTACGATTAACTCAGATAATGCTTCTCTCTGGGTCTTATCTTTGGCGGCTGCCGCATAAGCTTCTTTAAATTCTTGTGTAATTTCCATTATATTTCACCTTCGATATTATAGTGCGCGTGTCATGAAGGTCAATCTCTGAGAAGTTGTATCGTACTTAACTACGTATGCTACTGTATCAGCATCGGTAGAAGTTAGATTCAACTTACCAGCGTTTGCGCCGTCATCACCGCTATTTAGTGCTTCTAGTTTAGCACCGGGTACTAGACCAACGTTAGCTACGAACATACCTGACTCTACTGTATGAACACCCTGTTGCATTACTAGATCGTAACCACTAGGAATAGTTGTTCCAACCTGAATATTTGGGGGTGTTAGCCAGACTTCCTGAGTCATTGGGCTATTGTTCTGGGCTACGTCAAATCCACCGGGTCTCATTGACCACTCAATTGATGGATAAGCTAGTGGGCCTGGGAATGGTGTATTTAGCTGCTTCCATACAGCAACGAACCGAGCGTCTTTTGCTTCGGTTGCATCGGCAGGTACTTTGGCCGCAACGTTACCACTACCATCAGTTGTCATTACAACCATTAAGCCTTCCTTGATGGCGGCTAGTGCTACTGCACCAATGGCATTGTCTAAGCGATTAATTTCCATTATAATAATCCTCGTTTATAACTTTAGATTCTTGAAACCATCTTTCAAAACTTCCATGCGACTTCTATCATTTCTAGATATTGGGCCGGGTATTTGAGTGGCTTCATCTGTTGAAGATGCGACTTCTTTAACTGCATCCTTCAATTCTGCTACTAGATAGTCAAATGCTTCATCACTTAACTTTAGTAGATTTTCACGTTTAGCAGATAGTTCCTCGTCAGTGTACTTAATGCCGCTTTCGATTAGCTTGGCAATTCTATTGCTGAATAAGGTAGCTTCCGCGTCTTTTCTATCAGCTTCTGCTTTGAACTCTCTTAGAGACGATAACTCAGTGTTGGCAGTTTCTAGCGCAGAATTTAGTTCTGCAATCTTAGCTTCCAACTCTGCTTTAACCTGTTCTAGCTGAGCTTTTAGTTGTTCTAATTCATCCATATTTTCATCCTCTGATGCTACGGTTGTAATTGGTGTACGACCCTGATAGGCAGGTGCGCCGACTACTGTGATAGCTCGGACAACTGGGTCTAATATCCACTCATTATTATCCTCGTCTACACTACTTTCAGTGTATAGGAGTTCCCATGACATATTGAGAGGATCACCAGCCGCGTAAGATTCTTTCAGTAAATTAACACTGTCTGGATGTTCCCTAGACCATAGAGCCGCCTTTCCCACGACCTGATTACGATCTTCACCCTGCCGTTCATCCAAATGTGAGATAACACCGATTGGAACTGTATTGTCATGTCCTCGGCTAATCTCACCATCTGCCATTTTAACTGGCATTAGTATTCCAGTATCGATCAAATGCGAAAACGCACTTTGTGGAATACCCTTTTTATTGGCGTTAGCTTTGTCGTCGGTAAAAACAAATTCTAAGTAATTTAGGGTTGGATTTTGTACCGATGCAAACTCTTCACCAATCTTTACTACTATTGGAGTTACTAAAGTAAATTCTTTCTGATCCATTATTTTATCACCTACTTACACTATATTAGGAGAAATAATATGTACTTTTGGGGCAAGTTTGTTAAAATTGCCCCAAATTGCTATTTTGTACCGGTATTACTGGGCTTATTTGCTGGCTTTGCTACTGGTTTTGCCTTAGGTTGCCCACCCGGCTGACCAATTGTAGGAGAGCTGAATGGAACTTGTGGGGATGGTTCTAGACCAAGTGCCTTAGTTTCCTCATCATCATCCTTACGCTGTAGTAGTTCATCACCGAAATCTAGTCCCATAATGGTTAGGTCGTCCCAAGTTGTCTTAGACAATGCACCATTATTGTATAGAGTTTCACCGACTGTAGCCATCTTAGCAGGGTCGTATAAACGAATTGGAGCTAGACCCGGCTTAGCGACATTGGTAAATCCATTCTTATCTTCTATCTCATCGTATAGATACTTGACAAAAGGTAAAATCTCACTTCTTAGGTTATTTAATGTTTCCGCTGGTGGGAGTAGTGCGAACTCGGCCTGTGAAGAAGCACTTCTCATATTCTCACCAACAGTTATAATATTGGGGATACCTAGAGCGTGGAGAATGTCGTTGTTTACTGAAATGTACTTGGTATCATCTAGCAGAGCTTTCACATCTGGGTATACCCATTCTATCGTTAGGGTATGGTTACCAAATAGTTGGAACACTCTCTCGATATTACCCTGCTGGCCTCTCCACCGCATCTGCTCTTGAATCTGCTCTAGGCTATCTTTGTCATCTTCTGTTAGGGGATAGGTATCATTGCCTAGTCTAACTAGCATAATAGCACCGATAACTCTAGATGCAATCGAGTAATCCATTTTCTTTAGATTACGCTTATGCTGTAAAGATTCCAAAGCGGCTAGAAGATATGGAGTAGGATACAGAGAACCGGTCTGAACCTTTCTACGAATGCTGTAGCAATCGGGTAGTTCAAACTCTGTCTTGCCTTCCTCAACCATCTTAACATATGCTGGATAGTCTTTTACCATCTGACGGTAAAGGTCTTTATCTTCTGTGCCATCTGGGTACTTACCCTTACTTGTGATAAAGGTAATGTCATCTTGGGATATTTTAACGAATATTCTAATCCTAGAAGGAATTGGGGTAGGCTTAATAATTAGAGTTTCTGGTGGTCTTAACCAAATGTAATCGGGTACATAGTATCGCTTGTTAGGGCGATTCTTTAACCCAATGTCTTTTCCGCTTACTTGTTTCCAAGCAATCTCAGGAACTATCAAACCACTAACTAGATATTCCAAAGCTACTGACTTTAGACTCTCTAAGATAGTATCACTGGCGTATTTATAGACACCAAATTCTTCATCTGTGCAATCCGCTTTACGCGGTCGAAAATCATTAAATGCTATTTCTATCTGCTTGTTAATTGTACCAGAAGCAATGGGGTCTCTCGTATAGAAATACCTACAGAGAGAAACTTGCTTCATATAGTCAGTCGGTACGTTCATTTTATCAATAAGCAATGAGCTATCCCAAACATTGCTTACTGGAATCATACCCGTTTCAATTGCTGATACTGCCGATAGAATTTTCTTGGGTTCTACTGTATCTGTCATAACCATGAAATCCTATTGAAAAGTTTAATATTACTATTTATGGGAGATTCAAATTTTAGATAATAACCAACAACAGCGCAGACTAGAGCTGCTGTATTGTGGTCATCTCCACGGCTAGCCTTTCCAGTTAAGGATTCTACTGCATACTTAACTTCTCCCGCTTCCGTTCTACTATAGGTAGTACGTTCGAGCTCACCGATCATTTCATCATCTTCTGAGGTAAATACAATCTCATGATTGTTAGTCATGGCTTGTAACCTCTGCATACCAAATTGTTTAGTCTTTAGTACAATTTCATCACCGGAATCATTATCATATCCGATGACTACAGTTCCACCAAAGTTAACTGGCATCATTCTACTTTTGAAAGCCTTACCTGAGAAGTCCTCATTAACCATCATATTCTGAATTACAGATTTACCAGCAGAACCTTCGTCCACCGAAATCAATACTGGTAAGAATTTACTATCTAGTAAGTCTATCAACTTCTCTTGAATTGGATAGTCAACTTGGTACAAAGTAATTCTTGCATGAAAGTACCACCTATCCTTTACTTTATAGAGTATGGAGATTACAGTAGGTTCAGTATAACCAAGGTCGATACCGAACATAACTTCTTCGTAGTACCTAGGTAATACTGGAATTGTAGCCGCGATGTCATAAAGTTGCATCGGATTATCTTCAAAATCCTTACCCTTATAACGTGCTACGAATATAGGATACTCTTGTATCATCATTAGTTCACGATCAAACATGGAGTAAACTGGACTGCCATGCTCACCAAGAACCATATGTACGTAATCTTCTGACTCTCTGCCTCTGAACTGCTTTAGGTTTCGTTCCTCATCTGCCTCTGAATATCGAGGGTTTCTATGAGCTGGGATTCTATGTTTGGAGAAGTTCTTATCTAATTGGTCTGAATTAAATAGAACTGATTTCTCTCTACGCCCATCAGGTACACCAGCAACAAACAACTGGAAGCCTTTCTGGAATGTATTAAGAGTAGGTAGGAGTTCAATATATGTACCCCAAGGATAATAACCAGCTTCGTCAATGATGATAAAGGGAACGTGTAGACCAATGACGTTTGCGCCTGTGCCGGATTTACCAGCAATACGACAGTCGAGTACAAAGTTATTCTTCATCTTGATTGTCATGTCTGCGTTGTTAATACTATTACGGTCTACGAAATGCTTTAGGAAGGGATTGTTACGCAACCACCGCGTAATCTTTAGAAAGAGGGGGTCAAGGTGGACTTTATTCGGAACGGTAATAACTACTGATTCCTCATAGAAGGTATTAATCATATGCCAGATTACTTTGCCTAGAATTACTTCGGATTTACCAATAGCACGTCCACAGCAGAGTGTTACGTAACTATTGAAGTCACACAACATTTCTTTCTGGTAGAGTGTGTATTCCCAAAGCTTTTCTTCTTCTTCTGGCCCTACACCTAAGTTTCTAATAAACTCAGATGCCCAAATCGGATGCCTTAGTATTTCTACTAAGGCAAGTTCTTCATCCGTTAATTTTTCTTTAATTGCCATATTACCACTTTAAACGATTGTAATGACAGAGTGGTTGATTGATAATCTCAAACTTCTCTGGATGTTCTCCATAGAGTTTAGTAATCATCAAACCATCTGCCTCGTACTTCATTTCAAATCTATTCTCGCCTATGAATTTACGTTTCAATATGTATTGTGCTTGGTCTATACAACCAACTCTGACATCTACCACCCTAATTCCGAATTGGCAAAATTGTTCAAAAATAAATCCCTCTTTGTCTACAAATTGAGATTCTAGGTTTCGCATCGTCTCCGCGAACCTTGGGACTAACAAATTGTCGTCATCTAGGAAGTAGACCCAATCTTCATCAGGTATCTGACCACCGAATAGAACTAGGTTACGCTCTGGATTGCCCATAGCACTAGGACTAGAAGATACATAAACCTTTGTGTTAGGTACATTATGCCATCTTCTAATTACTTCGATTGGGATACCATGATTCAAATCAAAACAAATGTGCCAGAGAGTATCAGTATTTTCTCTGATACTCTCGTATACCAAATCTAAGTTCTGAGGCTTACTACATGGAGTGATTATATTAAGCATAGAAGGTATCACTTGTATGTGGATTTGAGGGAGCTTTGTGTGGCTTAGTTGGAGCTATATGTTGAACCATAGAACGTGCAGTACACCAGAAGTCTTTACCTCTGGCTAATAGAAACTCTTTCCAGCGAATGTCATTATAGCCCGGATAAGTCTTAATCATTGTATCTTCATTCCGTACCATATCCTCTACAACATCTCTGGTAAATAGTACACACTGGATACCATAGAATCTCTGACCGGGGAACTTATAGACTAATGCATTTGGAAATCTATAAGGTGATTCATACTCATAGCCCGGAGTATAGAATGTAAGTAAGCCTAGATTATCAGGTAACTCAATCTGTTCCCATACTTTATCGAACTTACTGGATAATATTATATCACCTTCCATGTAGAGTATACAATCCCAATCTTTTATTTTTATGGCTGTTTTTAGAGCATCCATACCAGCATTACAAATATGTTCAAATAATGGTTTGTCGTACTCGTTAAAAAATCTTATATCAGCAGGCTCAAAACCCTTTACTGTACTCTCTAGATAGTCATAACTACATCCATAAATGGGTTCATCAATACATAGTAAAGGTCTTGTAAATATTCCCTTATGAGGTAAATAGGACTTCCTTAGTTCCTCTAGATAAGGCCAATCAGGTTCCCACGTTTGAATAACTGGAAGTGTTTTAAGGTCTTTGAGGTACATAAATAGCACCAATACCCATTGGGTTAGAATTAGGATATGTGAAATCAAAACACTGGTAGAGATTAGATTGTACTATCTCTTGCCAAAGTCTAACAGCCCCACCCCATTGAGGGTTGTGTACATCATGCATAGCAATGATTCCACCCGGTCTAACTAAGTCCAAGTACGCTAGGAAATCTGACTTAACTACATTGTAGTTATGATCTCCATCTATAAACAAAAAGTCTGTCTGCGGCATATTATGGTAAATAGCGTTGATGACTTTGGGGTCTTGTGAATGACCCTCTATAACTTGGAGATTGTGCTTATGTGCATTTGCCCACTGATACCATAGGTTACTATGCCCATAAACCTGTTGCTGGTAGCGAGTATCGCTTTCTGGTACTAGGGAGTCAACTACTAGAAACTTAGAACCCTCTTTTACCATATTCATCCAGTACCAAAGTGTACCACCAAATAGAGAGCCAATCTCTACTATTTTGGTAGGATTTATAGACTTTACGAAATTATATAATTGTTCAAATTCATTTAGATTCTGGTAGATTTCTACCGGACACTTTTCCAACATGCTTTTCCTTTTTTTCCTTTGCCGCAGTTATTTCTTCAAACATCCACAATAAAGCTGAACCCATCATCTTTTCGTCTTGCTGTGGGGTATGCCCATGACGTTTATAATAAGATATGGAACAAACTTTCTGCGCTTCATCCTTACCCTTACCTTCTTTCATCATTGTTTCCATACAATGCATATATTCTGCTGGCATCTTTATACCTCTATAAAGGTAATAATTCTTCTAGGTTTCTATTACCTTTCTCTAATAGTTCTCTTGACGTTACTGTAAATTTGTGGTTACAACCCGGTCTGCCACAAGTAAGTGTGATGCTGTTGCCATTCTCAGGGTACAAAAACCATGAATTGGCTAATAGCATTTTGCACTTGGGGCAGTAAATATAACTAAGTCTTTCCTCAAAAAGAGTTTTAGCTCTTTCCTTGATATTTTGAAATGATGCTACTACTGAGGTTTCGTTGTCTCCACGGCGAGCTTTTCTAGTGATGTACAAATCTTGTGACATCTTAGAAATAGAATCTCGCCACTGAGAAACTGTTTTACTCATATTTTGAATATTATAGTGGTCAGGTTCTTCCTTACGCATCTCTGCCGCAATCAAGTTATCCATGTCCTCAACCCTAATAAATAGAGTACAGAGGTCATCTAGTGATGCTTGGTCATTAGCGTTAAGGTCATCAAGGTCATAATCCAAAGCCATCTTCTCTTTCAAACGTTTGATTCTGTCGTAATCTTGGTTCTTAGAGTCAGCATAGGCTTCAAAGACTTCTTCCTCGGTCATTCCCTGATACTGTTTTAAAGCCATTAATTGTCTGATGTTGACGTTTCTACCTGCCATGCTAGTCCTTCAAAGTCCTTTAAATTTTCTACTGCGAGTCGAACGGTTGACTCCATTTTTTCGATACCAATAGCGAATCTCCCCTGCTCACATGCCGCTTGTAAGGTCGTTCCTGAACCCATGAACGGGTCAAGAACGGTGTCGCCGCGTTGAGTGTACATCTTGACCAACCTTCTAGGTATCTCCAACGGGAATTTGCCGATCTCACCATTTTCGTCTTTCTTCTTATTGACTGGCGGGATTTCCCATACACCATCCACGAAGTCTGACCATTCTTGCGGCGATAGATGTATATCTTTAATTTCAGCCTTACCAACACCTTGTTTTCTCCATACAAAAATATATTCCCAGTTGGGACTAATTCTCATCTGACCTTCAAATCTACTCTTAGCTGTTATATGGCGGTCTTTGTTGGCAACTCGAATCTTCTTGTCCCAAATGATACGACCCCAAAGGTCATACCCTAAAGAATCCATAATCGAATGGTAATAAGGAATATAAGGTAACTCACAAACCCTACCCAAACGAGAAGCATTAGAATATCTATCGTTAAAGTTGATAGCCACTTTTCCAAACGGCTTAATAAATGGGTTAATCGCTGTAAATACGTCCTTGATAAGCGTCCAATAAGCCGCATCCGATTCAATATAACTTTCATAAACTTCTCCAATATTATATGGTGGAGAAGTAACCACTAAATCTACTTGTAAATCTTCATCTAGGAAGTCTTTACAGTTCCTACTATCCGCATTGTATATTCGATACATCAAATTTTTCCTTTATTTCTCTCAGAATAGACCAAATGATCGGTGGGTCTGAGTAGCCTTGCTCTATCAATGTTCTACTATAACAGACTTTTAAACCATAACCGTTATTATAGATTCTAATAACTACCATATTGAAATCATCTACTGGATATTCCCAACTAACTTCTTCATAGGACTGTGCTAATGTATTTACTAATCCTAGTAAAGACATTCCAAATCGGTCTAAATTTTCTCTGTATATAATACCTTCATGCGTATGATTATGAATTTTCGGTACGTAAGTCATCCTGTGCCTTTTCAATCCTTTCCTTAGCTAACTTTTCTAGTAGTTTAACTGAACGACCGTCCTCTGTCATCTTCAATTTTCTACGTCTATTATACTTTTTATCTCGATTGTTTGCTCGGTATAAACCTGAATAATCTATTCTTAATGACATGCAAAAATCTCCCACGCATTATCTAAAAATAATAACCATGCTAGGAAATGGTGCTGAGTTCTTACTATCCCCAAATTTTAATCTTCCCTTAATAAATCTAATCTCAACATTTGGTTTCTTATAAATATACTCATGAAACCATCTAGTATCAGTTCTAGCAGGTAACAACATAACGACTAAACAATCACGTTCAACGTCCCAATTACCGCACTCTTTATGTGCTTTCTCAACCCACTTGGCTATTTCTGAATATGGGGGATTAACAAAAACGTTGTGTCCAGACCAATCGGCTTCCAAACCATTATGTTCCCTGTCAATATATAGGTCACATTTGGCATTCTCAAGTGTAGCACAGGGGTCTAACGTAAATTCAAATTCCTCATTTAATTCATCAAATATATCTTGTGGGGTTTCCCATTCGTCAGATTTATGACTAAATACAATTTCCTGACCTTTCACTAAAATCCACTCCTCTTTACCTTCAAAACTGGTTGTTGAAAATGTTCCTCTATGATTATTGTTAAGGTTTCATCGTCCTCTATGTAGCATTCTGGATGAAAATACAAATTCATATAGGGTCTATCTAAAGCCAGTATTCTATATGGCTCTGTTACCTGAATTTCCTTTTTACAACTTGGATTTAAACAAATCATTCTCTTTTGATACCGTTGTACCTTGATAAAGTAACTAAAAGTGATTGACTGAGAATTTCTGGATTACCAGTCTGTAAATAAATCAATAGACGTTTCAAATCTTGTCTTTGTATTGGCACGTAAACAATATCATGGCTAGATTCGCAATCTCTAGCAGACGCAAGCGATAAATATAATTTACCACAATGCTTACATGCATATTGGTTCTTGCCTTGTATAATCTTTGGCATCCTAACCTCTAAAATAATCTTAACGTTAGCACAGTATTTAACCAACTAGCTAACCATAATAATGCTACTATTATTATTGCAACTGCTATAAACCTTGTCATTATATCCTTGTCCGAAGTACGGGACTCGAACCCGCATATCTACATTCACAGTGTAGGGTTCTATTCCAATTAAACTAACTAAGGTGTCGGGAATGCTGGAATCGAACCAGCTACCACTATATCCCAAATATAGAGTGCAACCGATACACCTATCCCCGATGTCACTCCCCTGTTTACATGCGAAGGTAGGGGATACCATGTCCGTGACCAGACCAATCCTGTGCCTGACAATAACTTAGTGCGTATACTCACTTTCAGAGGTTATCCGACTCTACTAGGAAGCAGTGGATAGTGGATTTGAACCACTAACCGCATGATTCAGAGTCATGTACTCTAGCCAATTGAGCTAATCCACTGTAATATCATTAAAAGCCTACGAGCTTTTAAACTGAAAACTAAACAACTACATTTATTGCATGGGCCTATTCTAGATACATGATTGTAACTAGGATGACCACATTTACACATTTGATTACTCATAATAGACCTCTCGAAATTTCAGATTGCATTTTAAATTCACCAATTGAAAGTTTTTTATGGTTGCTGTGTGCAATCTAGTAACGGGTCTGAGAATCGAACTCAGTGTCTCAAAGGTTATGGGCCTTGCGTCTTACCAGTTGACCTACCCGCTAAGTGGACAAGAGAGGACTTGAACCTCCACACCAATTAAGGTACTAGCTCCTAAGGCTAGCGTGGCTGCCATTACACCACTTGTCCTAATGTTGATATTATAACATATTTCAGTTGTTTTGTCAAGGGCTTATACTTATTAGGAGAACTTTTAGCTAGTTTTGGGTCGTTTTTACCAAAAGTCGTCAAAAGCTAGATTTGTGTTAGAATTTCGTTAGAGTTTCGTAAAAACGGCCCACCGGCCACCTTTTTTTCTCCTAATAGGTATAAGCTGTTAGCTAAAGCCTTGACGAGCTCAAGCTTTTGTGCTATAATCGAGGGCGTCGGAGCTGATCATTTTGTACTGGGCATTTTGTACTAGCCCTTGACAAGTGACAGCTTTTGTGCTATAATATGGGCAGTGAGAGCTCAGAGTGAGCTCTTGACAGTTTTAACAAAACGTGTTATAATGTGCGCCACACATTGAGAGTTGAGAAAAAACTTCTTGACTCGGCGCAGAACAACTGTTAGGATGACAACTAACACACATATTGCAGTAAACACTGACTTACGGTATGAACCGTCCAGCCTTGTCAACGGGGTGGAGTTAGAATCTCCACATTGGGTTGTATGTAAACTCTAAGTAGCTGATGACTACGTAGGACATAGGAATATACGATATAAAAGTATATCCAATAGGATTTTACTTTTTCTTTTACTTTTGGGGTGGGGGTTTCGTTTTCTTTTTCTTATTTTAGATTAGGAGAATAAAAATTAACTGAGGGAAATAAATGATTGTAACGATTTGGTTAGTAGGATTTATAATAACAATGTCAATTGGAATTAATCACAACAAGGATGAGTTCAGGAAGGTTTGGCATAACAACGTAATAGAAAAGTTTATATCCCTATTCTTATTAGTTCTATTAGTGTTTGTTGCATGGCCTATTCTATTATACATATTCATACGTTGTAAACTTCCATGATAAATTTAGTATTTGCTTGTTTCGGAGTAGCTTTATTTGTTTATGGGTTATTAACTATTGAATATTGTTATCATAATAGACTATATAAAAAACACTTTAGAGAGGTCTGTGGATTGTTTGGAACTATATTAATGGTGTGGGGAATATTGATACTAATAATGATAGCTCTAACTCCAGAACTATACGCTGTATGATATGTTATATTGATGGTGGTTACGATAATATTAATAAACGAAATCCATACATTAGTTTCAAGGTATATGATGACAATGGTAACTTAGTTACTCATGTTGAAAGAGCTACAGTACCAGCTACAACCAATAATGAAGCTGAATATTGGGCTTTAATCCATTGTTTGAATTATTTACAAACTAATGCATCTTGGAGTAATGAAATACATACCATATATTCTGATTCTAGTTTATTGGTTAATCAGGTAATGGGTAAATGGGTAATTAATAAGCCTCACTTAGCAAAGCTGGTAAGCTATGTATACAGCTATGATGTTAAGTATAAATTATTATGGGTATCTAGGAAAACAATAGTTAAAGAATTGGGGCATTAAATGGAGTATCCGTATATTGAGTTAGCTAAACAATGTATTGAACGGCTTAGAAGTATGGAAATAGAATATCCATCTAACCTCCATGAATGGAGACATCACGAAGGTTTAGTTGGAAATTCATTGGATTTATGTACAAGGTACAGCCCAGATAAATACTATCATATGATAGTTAAGTATACTGATCAGGCGAATCTATATTTAGAGGAATGGTTAAAATGCAACGTAATGACGAAGCAGTAGATGATGACGGTACGGTTTATACAATTGATGATAATGGTGACGGTGTAGGTGTTTCACATCCATGATGCAAGAAGATATAAATTTCTTTTGTCAGAATATTGGGTATAACTGGTATCAACAGTTATTAGAAGCCTTAAAACTGGCTGGTGAGGAACTTAAATCAATTACAGCAGCTAGGTCTGGTTATGATAAAGACACTAAAGTTAATCTATTAGTCAATGGTGAAACAGAGACTAAAAAATTTACAGCTACTTATTATTTAAGTGACACTTGGCATATACCGAGTGAATCATGTTTTAGTTTACAAGAATTGAGATTGGAATGAGATACGATTTAAATTATATCGTTGAAGGTGAAGATTATAGATGTGGTCTACAGATTATTGTAGATGGGGTAGTAGTTGCTACACATTGGGATCAAGGTGAACCAGAAGATAATTCATTTTTTAGAGATTGGAGTTGGGTATTTGAAGCCCTATTACAAGCCTATAAATTAGGATATGCTTATGGTGCAGAAGATATGGAAAAAGTACATACTACGAGTTCAGGTACATAATGATACAAATTAAGATATTTATGGGTGATAATGTAGCAGATTTACAGACTTCTATCAATGCATGGTTAGCATCAAATATGTCTAATAACAATTTCTTTGTAATGGATATTACTCAATCAGAACATGGTTATCAAGCAAATTATGGATTACATAGGTCAATAACAATTACGATTTTATATGAATGCTAATACAATATACAATATGGACTGTCTAGACGGTCTTAAACAAGTAGAAGATAATACAGTAGATTTGATAGTAACTTCTCCACCTTATTATAATGCAAGGCAATATGCACAGTGGCCTGATTATGAGGATTATCTATTTTTTGTATTAAAAGTTGTAAATGAATGTGTCAGAGTATTAAAACGTGGTGGATTTATCTGTTGGAACGTGAGCCCTAGAATTGTAGTAAATAGTAAGAAATATAGTTTAGGATTTGATATGCAACGTATTTTGGAATACGCACCAGATAGCCGAGTAGAACCTGAATTATTATACTATGACAATTTAATATGGTTGAAGCCCAAAGGTGGCTATAGGCTTTCCTTTGCTGAAACCAAATGGCAGAAGATGAGTAAAGATGGCGATAGACCAGTAAGACTAATGCCTAGATATGAGAATATTTTTGTTTATAGTAAAGGTGACCCATTTGAATGTAGATACCAAATAGATAAACAGTACGAGCATGAGTTCTGGTATTGGGGTAACGTATGCGAACTTCCAGTAGATCACTTACCCGGTCACCACGGAGTATTCCCAATAGACTTGCCACTACAGATGATAGATTGGTTCTCAACTAGTAAAGATGGAATAGTTTTAGACCCGTTTATGGGAAGTGGAAGTACCGCAGTAGCAGCTAAGCAGTTAGGTAAGCAGTATTTAGGATTTGAGATTCACACAGAGTTTATAGAAATTGCAGAAGAAAGGTTAAAGAATGTGCTTTGATATTACCACTATATTAGCTTTCTCACTTGGTCTACTTCTTGGATTAGTGTTGTTAATTGCTACAGTAGCAATTATGGATAGAAGATTGGTTAAGACAAAATGATAATCCTAATCTCAGGTTCTAGAGAGTATTCAGATTTAGAGTTTGTAAAAGAGTACGTAAAGTTATTACCTAGTGACACCATTCTATTAAATGGCAGAGCCCGTGGAGTTGATAATGTAGCTCGTAATACTGCACTATTTAATGATATACGAGTTAGAGATTATCCTGCTGAATGGAGAAAGTACGGTAAAGGTGCTGGATTTATCCGTAACCATATTATGGTAGATTTAGCAGAATTGATAATTTGTTTTTGGGACGGAGAATCACCCGGTACAAAAGATGTAATCGACTATAGTCTACAACAGAACAAGCCGTTGGTAGTATACAATAAGTTCTGTGTAAAGGAAGAATTTAATACTGAGAATATAGAATTTCTTAGTAAGCCACTCGAAGTGGAGAATGGTTGGGAATAATGGGACATTGTGGTATTTGTGGAAGATTAATTATTATTTGGGAGTTGTGGACGGGTTCAGTAGTTAAAATTGGGGGTACGTATTATCACAGAAAGTGCAGAAAATAAATGTGGAAGTACATATCAACTAATGAGGAAGCATTAAGGACAGTACAGCAGTTTGAAGGCGTTTCAGAATTTACAATAGATACAGAAACAACTGGATTAGACCCGTTTAATGATGATTTACTTTTAGTACAAATTGCTATAGATGAAGATACAGTTTTTATTTATGATGCACGAATTGTAGATGTTGGCAAATTTGTATTGAAGTATATTCCAAAGAACGCAACTTGTATATTTCATAATGCAAAGTTTGATATTAAGTTTCTAAAAATTAAATATGGTTGGAGTCCTGCAAACGTATATGATACGATGATTGCAGAGAGTATCTTAACTGCCGGAATTGGTAAGATGATGTGCAGTTTGAATGACTTGACGTTTAAGTATGTAGGTGTAACCTTAGTCAAGGAAATTAGAAATTCATTCTCACAGGAACAAATTGTATTCTTTACCGACCAACAGTTAAACTACGCGGCAGATGACGTTACATATCTATTTCCTATATTCTATGCACAGAATAAGAAGTTATTGGAACGTGATTTAGCTAAGATTGCTTATGATATAGAGTTTCCAGTTATTCCTATCATTGTAGATATGGAGATTAACGGCATAGGCTTTAATCGTAAGTTGTGGATTGAAATCTACAATATAACTAAACAACGAGCGATAGAAGCTGAAAAGGAACTCAGAGACTTACTAGCAAATGCAGGTAAGATTAAAGTTGAACGTAAGCAGAAAGGTGTAAAGGTTATTGAGGAGATTGAAGCTTCTGAAATTAATCTTAACAGTTATCAGCAGTTGATACCTACACTAGCGGCATTCGGGATTAAGGTAGAGAGTACGGGATTTGATACCATCTCAAATATCAAGCATCCAGTAGCCGAGTCTCTTATAAAGTATCGGAAACTTACAAAGCGTTTAAGCGCATTTGGTCAATCATATATAGATGACTATGTAGTAAGAGATTCCTGTAATAGAGAGATAGTAAGAGCTGGAGTTAACCAATTAGGAGCTGCTACTGGTAGAATGAGCTATGAAGGCCCAAATCTACAACAAGTACCAAATCCTGCTAAAGACCCGTCTGTAGATATTAACTATCGTGAATGTTTTACTGCCAGAGAAGGTTATGTACTAATCAAGGCAGACTATAGTCAGATTGAATTGAGAATAGCAACTGAACTAAGTCAAGAACCAGAGTTCGTCAAGGCGTATCAAGAAGGTAAAGACCTACACACTCTAACAGCATCTAAGGTATTTCATATCCCTTATGACCAAGTTAGGAAAGATAGTAAAGAAAGAGCGATTGCTAAGAACATCAACTTTGCTATTTTGTACGGTTCTGGATGGATGAACTTAGTAAATAAGTTCCAAATTAGTAGGGATGAAGCTAAGAGAATCGTTCAAGAGTTCCACAAGGCTTATCCTAAGTTATCCGCCAAGATTAAGGAACTGGGAAACGATTCAGTAATCAATGGTTATTCTACCACAATCTTGGGACGCAAGAGATTCTTTAGCATACCAAGTTATGGTAACATGGACTTTGATGAGATTCTAGCCGCAATTCGTAGAGAAGGTGGTAACCACGCAGTACAGGGAAGTTCAGCCGACATGACTAAGTTAGCTCTAATCGGATTGAGTAAGGAATTACCTAGACTTGGTGGCAGACCAGTTTTACAGATTCACGATGAATTAGTATCTGAAGTTCCTAAAGAATTTGCAGAAGAAGCTTCCGCATTAGTTAAAAGAATAATGATTGAGGCCGGTGAAGTAATGATTAAATCAATCAAGGTAGACGTGGATGTTCACGTAGGGGAGAGTTGGGGTGGTTAAGGTAGATTCGATTAGTTTTGATATACAACCCGTAAGAGAAGTCGGTAATGGGATTGTAGGATTTGTAGGTTATCCAGCAGAAATTAGATTCACAAAATACTCAAATGAGAAGCGAACTACGTTAAATGGTAGACACACATTAAGTACAGAATTATCCCTAGAACTATCCGAGTTAGTAGCCAAGATTGAACACGAAATTACACAGAGCTTGACAAAATAAAGGAACTATGATATAATAATGGAAATTGATGACCTATTAAAGCAAATACGTAAAGAGTTTGAAGATGATTTTATTGTTCTTACGTCTAAAGATTTTAGCGATAAGAAACTAGATGTTGTATCGACAGGTTCACTGGCAGTAGATATTGCTACTGGAATTGGTGGAATCCCATTGGGGAGAGTCACCGAGATTTACGGAGTTGAAAGCTCAGGTAAGACAACTCTCTGCCAGCACATTGTAGCCAGCGCACAAAAGAAAGGTTACACCTGCGTATACATAGACACTGAACAAGCAATTGACCCTGATTATTTAGAAATTTGTGGCGTAGATATGAGTAAACTTATCATAAGCCAGCCAGATAACTTGGATACCGCTCTAAGTCTAACAGAAAGATTTATTAATAGCGGTCAAGTACAATTAATTATATTCGATTCGGCTGTTGGTTTATCTACTGCTACAGAGAAAGAAAAGGAAATTGGTGAAAGAAGCGTTTCATCTATTTCTGGACTATTAACCCAATACTTTAAAAAGAATATGTACGGCATTAGAGATAATAATACCGGAGTAATATTCACTAATCAGGCAAGAGATGTTGTTGGTAGCTATGTTCCAATGGTAGGGACATCCGGTGGACACGCTTTAAAGCATTATGCATCTTTACGTATTCATGCTAAGAAGGGTAAAGACATCAAGCAGGGTGATGAAGTCATTGGTCATATTTGTGATGTAGCGTTTAAGAAGAACAAAGTTGGTGGATTTCCGGGTAAGACAAGTAGCTTTGATATTTACTACGGAAAGGGTATCGTAAGAGCCGCAGAGGTATTTACTTCTGCATTAGAATACGGAATAATTAACCAAAGAGGCGCATACGTATTCTATGGCAAGGATAACATCGCTCAAGGTAAACAAGCATGTATAACGTTGTTTGAGAGTGATGAGAAACTAATGAGTAAGATTGAACAAGAAGTATTAACAGAGGCATTAAAAAAGGAATAAACAATGGAATTAAATATCGGAGAAATCACGCTTATAGTTCTAGCACTAACACAGTGGTTAAAGACTAAACTAGAACTAGAAGGCAAGGTAGCAGAACTTGCATCATTTGGAGTAGGATTCGCACTCGGTGGTGCATATCAGTTCACAGTCACAAAGCCAGCAGATGCAGTAACTTGGTTGACTGTATTAGTCGTAGCCATTGGCATGGGTTTAGTACCATCAGGACTATACAAGTTTGCAGGTGCATTGGCAGATCGTTTTTCATCGAAACCAGTAGTGGACACTACAACAAAAACTAATTAAATTATAAAAAAGGACAACTATTAAAATGGCATACTTTGATGAGCCCAAGAAAAAGACCGAGAACACAAACCGATACGTTAAGATTGTAGCAGGAGTACCAACGATTCTACAGGTTATTGACGTTGATTCGGTATCGAAATGGCAACATTGGCTAAGAGATAGTCAAGGTAAAAACGTAAGCGTTAAGTGCTTAGGTAAAGGTGTTTGTCCCATTTGTGCTAAGAATGCAGAACTCGGGCCAGATGGTTACAAGAATCCAGCGTATATCAAACTACAGCGCCGCTTCATGGTTAATGTAGTTAATCTAACTCCAGTTAAGAGGGGTTCTGATGGTGAAGCTTATCTTCCGATGAAGGATAAGAGTGGTAAACTAGTTTATCCTCAGGTTGATGCTAAGGGTAATTCGCTATTGGAAGTCTTGGCAGCTCCTATGAATGAAGTTCAGATTCTAGAGCGTGGCCCTGAACTATTCTCCCAGTTAGCTGCGTTGGATGCTTCTGTACGCGATCCACAAGACCCATTCAACGGTGAGGTACTTGGTCTAACCAACTACCCAATCCAGATTATGGCTAATGGTGAAGGTCGTGAGATGAAGTTGAATGTATCTGCTATGGCAGGTTCTCCATTCACAGTTAAGGCCGCTGATTACGAAGATAAGAAGATTGACTTAACTGCAGGATTTTCATTCACCGCAGATGAAGTAGAATCAATTCTAGCAGGTGTCACGGTTAGTGACATTGTAGCAGCTAGAAATGCTCAGGATGCACAAGCAAAGCCTGAAATAAACTACGATATTCAAAACTAAATAAAGGGGATAAGTACCCTATGGGAACGGGTGCAGTGGTGACGTACAAGACCAGTAGGCGAGAGTCGTGGTCAATACCTAGCGCACCGGCCTACCCATAGGGTACACTCTTATGGCATGGACTTACACAGTTAAAGAAGATGGCAGAGCATGGTTTCTAATAGATAACCACGATGTATGGATGGATTATACTGGTGGACAAGCAGAATTTGAACCCACTCAATATCCATGTTTGGCCTGTGAGAAGATAGTAGAAGGTTATTGTAAAAAGGAATCCGAGTTTTTCGTGAGGTATGATGTCTAGAACAGTTGTGATGTTTTCAGGTAAGGCAGGAGTTGGAAAGACGACTTCAGCTAAGTTTCTATGTGGAAATTTAGGTTGGGATAAATGCATTCTAGTACCGCTAGCTTCCAACTTAAAGACTATTGCAGAGGAAGCGTTTGGTTGGGATGGTACAAAAGATGAGTTAGGTAGAGGTCTACTAATCGGACTGGCTAAGGTTGCTAGAGATTATGACCTTGACTTTTGGGTAAAGAAGCTGTATAATTACAGTAGCAAATTCAACTGGCAATATTTAGTTATTGATGATTGGAGATACCCAAATGAACTAGAATATCTAGAAGATAAGTATGGTTATGAGAATGTTCTAACTGTTAGAGTGGAACGTCCTAATGGAGAGGTCTTAAAAGGTACAAAAGCATATAATGACCCATCAGAGACTTCTTTGCCAAGTGCAAATACAGCACCTACTTTCTATGACCAACTTATTCATAATACAGGTACATTAGAGGATTTACAGCATAAAATTGAGAATCTGTTTGCAGTACGGAAAGTTTAGCAGTTCAGCTATAAAGTGAAAACTGGAAAAGTTGATCGTCGGTAGGAACTATGGAAAGTGAATTAGACAGATTAATTAGCGGTTTGGCTACGGCGGAGACTCAACAATCTGCTAATAGGGTTTTAGCATCTATTTTCAGATTATTATTTGATAGAAATTTGGAACAACCTGAATGGGGCAGACTTGGAAAGCTCTGTAAGGTTTATGGGAAGTGGCGGGTACTCGATTCATTTCTAAGTGCTAGTAATACAGAGAACTTTGTTGCTGGTGTCTATGGGAGTGATAGTAAGATTTGGAACTATTTTAGTGCTGTTTGTTTATCTATGGTGAATGAGGAAATTGCTTATCAGAAGCAGTTACAGCAACGAATAGCAACCCAAGAAGATACATTGGAAATAATTAGGGAGTTGTCACAGACTCCTGCTATATTAGAACTAAAGGACACAGAATGGCTAACCTCCAACAAAGATTAAATACTCCTCAGAATGTAGAAGCTGAAAGAGCTTTTATTTGTTGTGCGATATTAGACCCAAACATCTTATATAATTTCAAGGTAAAACCTGAATATTTTTATAAGCCAGAACATAAGTTGATTTGGATAGCAGTTCATAGATTGTTTATTGAAAATAAACCACTTGATTTCATTTCTCTAAAAGAAGAGTTAAGAGTAATGAACAAGCTAGAGGAAAGTGGTGGTGAGGAGTTTCTTAATTCTTTGGCTACTGATGAGTTTGTACCTAGCAATGCACCATATTATTTTGGATTAATCAAAGATGCATACACACTAAGAAATATAATTGAGATTGGTACGCAGTGTATAGAAACTGGATATAATCCTAATATTAAAGCGCAAGCTGCCAAAGAGAGGGTTTTATCATCATTTAATGAATTTCAGGATGATGACGAGACCGGAAAGACATTTAGTTTAACTGATTTAGTACAAAGAGAATGGGACGATCTACACTATAGAATCGAACACCCAGATATGATAGGTACTATGACAGGATTTAGTGGCTATGATTTAATTTCTGGTGGATTACATCCACAGGATTTGGTTATCGTAGCAGCTAGACCGGGTTTTGGTAAGACAGCATTGGTATTAAAGATGCTATTGAACATGGCAAAGAATGGTATTCCTAGCTATTTATGGGAATTTGAAATGGGACGTTCACAGTTAGTACAAAGATTAACTTCTATTGTATCTAATGTCTCACTTACTAAGATTGTCAATGGAAAGTTAGATCAGAAGGAATACGACAGAGTAGCAAATGGTTTGAAGAGTTTGCAGGGATTACCGATCTATATGGAAACAGACGTATCTGCTAATGTGTTTGATATAATGACACAGACCAGAAAGATGGTACTTCGTAATGGTGTAAAGGTGATGGCACTAGACCACGTACAACTAGTTCCAACAGGTGTAGAGAACCAAACTCAAGAGATTGGTAACATATCCAGACAGATTAAGAAGATAGCAATGGAGTTGGATATTACCTGTATTTTAGTCTCACAGCTAAGCCGTGCAGTAGAAAGACGCGATGATAAGCGCCCAACTTTATCAGACTTGAGACAAAGTGGTAATCTAGAGGAAAATGCTGATCAGGTATTGTTTCTATACCGAGAAGAAATGTACGAAAAGAAGGACGATAATTTAGGAGTTACCGAGCTGATTATTGGTAAGCACCGGAATGGGCCATTAGGAAACCTTCCACTAATCTTTAAAGCAGAGACAGCCAACTATACAGACTTAGGTATGCATAATTAATATGACTTATAATAGAAGTAAGGCAAAGGGAGATAACTTCGAGAGAGGTGTCTCAAAAATGTTATCGGTTCATCAGGGAGTTTGGAGACGAATCCCCGGTAGTGGATCGATAGGGACGAATTTAAAAATGTCAAATTTAACTGGTGATTTAGAGGGTCGATACCCTTGGTTTACTAGAGCATTCAAAGGTGAGGGCAAAGTAGGATATGGAACATCCAAGCAAATGACCCTTAAACGAGAGTGGTTTACCAAGGTGAGAGAACAAGCAGAAGCAGATAATAAGTATCCAGCAGTAGTTATTAAGTTTAATGACGTAACTGGTGGAGATATTGGTTCAGCCACAGCGATTTGTTTTAATGTTGATACGTGGAACAAAATGATGGCTGATTTAGACGAGTTGTATGCGGAATACTTAACACTATTAGACAAATACTATAAAACGGAAAAGAACTCGGATGGGAATTAAAGAGGAATTATTACCAGATTTTGATACAATGGATGCGTTGGCTAACGTCATTGCACAGTATAAGTTATTAGCTGATAAGACTAAGCTAGAACTGGACAGTTATATCGCAGGATGCATCCAAACAGCGTATATTGATAAGGATTGCTGGGTTAATGGGAAGCCACCTACTCAGACCTTTATTGATAATGTTGTTAAGGTTGTTGGCAATACGCCAATAGACAGAGAACAAATTAAGACTCTGACTGAGCAGTACCGACAGGCACAACGTTCAGCAGAAGAATCTAGTAATCTATTAGAAACCATGAGAAACAAGGTTTCAGTATTTCAAACTGTCAGCGCCAATCAACGAGGCGGTTTGATGTAATGGATATTTTAGATGTATTGGATAACTATTTTGTTTATAAAGAACAAGATTTAGATACTGATGAATACCAATCAGCTCTAGATATAGATTTGGCTATAGGCAAACTATTAAGAGAGAATACCATAACCAAAGAAGAATCACAAGCATTTTATTTCTTACTCAGTGGTTATAGCTTTAGGAAGATTGCCGCAATGCTGAACCTAAATAGGAAGTCAATATCTAAAAGAGTAAGAGAAATAATTGAGCTAGTCAAGGAACTATATAATGCGTAGATGTTGCATATGTGATAAAGAGATTTTCATGGGTTTTAACTACCTCTGCAAAGATTGTTGGGATATATGGAAAGACCATATATCTGAACCTTGGTTGCGGGTATTAATGTCTTTTGAACAAAAAGAACGAGCGCATGATGTAAATTACCAAACACAAATTTCACTTGAAGGATTACAAGAGATAGAATATAATGATTAAAAAAGAAATAAGATGTAAACATAGACACACAGTAGATGAACACCCACAATGCTTTATGAACGGTAAACTTATTGATGATGCTCAGTGGTGGAAACAGGTTAGAACGGGCTATTTAGATATTGAAACATCTGGGTTTGATGGGGATTTTGATTATATCATAACATGGGCAATTTATGACCCAGTTGGTGGTAAGACGTATTCTGATGTAATTAAAACAGAGGAAATCTTAGAAGGTAAATTTGATAAGCGGATTGTAAAGTCACTCATTCAGTGTATGAGCCAGTTTGATGCTGTAGTGACCTATTATGGTACAAACTTTGACATTCCGTTTACTCGTACTAGAGCTTACGCTCATGGTTTAGACTTCTTTAATATTGGTGCAATCAAACATATTGATTTATACTGGGTTGTACGTTCAAAATTGAAGATGTCTAGGAACTCTTTAGAGAAGGCAACAAAGTTATTCGGAATTGAAGGTAAGAATCACGTAGATATGGATATTTGGCGTAGAGCTAAGGTTGGAAACAAGAAGGCTTTAGAATATGTACTAGACCACAATATTCGTGATGTTGTAATTCTAGAGAGGCTAATGGATAAACTATCTACACAAAGTAAGTTTATCAAACGGAGTATTTAAATGTTTTCAGGTTACAGAGTCACTACTACAATTGTAGCAGACTATAACGAAAAGAGTCTTAATTGGGTAGGAACTGGATTAGTATTGGTTGAAAAGACTGATATAACGGATGGTACAATGTCCGAGGAATTTGTGACTGAAGCTATGGTTGCCGATACCTCGGATGAGGTATTTGATTTGATAGCTACTCGCATCGAAGAGTTGTTAGGAGATAGCACGGCGCTGATCTGAGCCTTGACAGTCTGCCTAGCCTGTGCTAAAATTAAGCATCGGGCGATAAGTGCATCGAACTATGCTGGTTAAGTTAAAGGAGACACATGAAAGAAGGTGTTGGTAATTTGTGGAATTACTACGATAGAGGGTTTAGCATAGTAATCACTACAAATGGGTTTGTGAAGAAGAATGGTTGTGGTGTAATGGGCAGAGGTTGTGCAAAAGAAGCCGCAGATTTGTACCCGAATCTACCCCTCTTGTTAGGCACTCATATCAAAAAGGACGGTAATACACCGTTTAAGATATATCCTCAGATATATACACTTCCAGTAAAGCATAACTGGTGGGAAGAAGCTGACCCTAACCTAATCAGGGACTCATTGTTACTACTATTGCCGTTAATTGGTTCAGATGAAGTAGTTTACATGCCCCGACCCGGTTGTGGTAATGGCAGACTGGATTGGGAATCAGTAGTTAAACCAGTCTGTGAAATGCTTTTAGATGATAGATTTGTAGTTATAACATACGAATGAAAGGAATATAGGATGAGTAGACCTAAGTTTGCACAGGAGATTGGATTTCACGAAGTTGGTGAGGAATTTGATCTAGTAGGTTATGGTGGGACTTCTCAGCGTAGATATAAGGTTCTCAAGACCGAAGGTGCTAAGGCTGAGATTATCGAAGTGGTCAATGGGAAACCTAAAAAAGGTCGTCCCATGCACGTTTTGATGGTGGAGAATTTTGTTCCACTACAACTATTTGAACCAATGGAGAAATAATGAATACATTAACGTTTCAAAGACCGAACCATGCAGTAATCAGTATTTTGTTGATCGTTCTGCTTTGCTTGTCGGTATTGGCGTCATGTGTCGAGAATGACCCTCAACAGGGTATGCCCGGTCACATGGTTCAAACTATTGGGGCTGTCTAGCCCCAACTCAGGGGTGTCGGTTAATTGGCTAAACCAACGGACTCCAAACCCGTGACTGTAGGTTCAAGTCCTACCACCCCTGCAATAAAGCCCAAGACAAAATCTTGGGTTTTTTTATACCTAAATTTAAGGAGTGACAATTGAACCGAGTAATATTACATCCTGATATGATGATTCTAATCATAAATGGTAGTATATTGTTTGTACCCGTTGATACTCTACTCTATAACATGATTAAAGAAAGGATTCAAAATGCACCAATTTCCCGTTATCCCAAGCTCTGAGTTGTATCTTGCTGGTGGATGTGTGAGGGATCACCTTCTAGGTAGGCCATACCATGATCGTGACTTTGTGATTATGACTGAACTTCCGTTTCAGGAAGTTTGTAACGTTATCAACCAAATGCCCGATTCTAAGGTCTATTTGGCTAAACCAGAGTTTATGACCATTCGATGCAGAGTTGGTGGTCAAGATGTTGACCTCACTTGGCCTAGATTTGAAGGCGGTTATAGTGACGGTCGTCATCCAGACTTCGTAGCGGTTGCCAGCTCTCTTAGAGAGGATGCAATGCGTAGGGATTTTACCATCAATGCCATGTATATGCGAGCAGATGGTGAAATTCTCGATTTTTACGATGGTGCATCCCATCTAAAACGGCGAATAATCAAAACTACCGACGACCCAGAAAAGACTTTTGCCGATGACTACCTACGAATGGCAAGAGCTTGGAGATTTAGTTGTACTTTAGGTTTGGGCTGGGTTATCGAACACTTTACCAGCATGGCGATTGTCCGAAATGTGAAGAAACTAATAGATGTTCCGTTTGAAAGGGTTCAAAACGAAATCAATAAGGGTCTATTAGCTGATCCTCAAAAGATGTTCTTCTATATGAATACCTACAATGTGTTGGATATTCTAGCGGCTAAAGGCTTGACTTTTATGCTAACTGCAAAGGAACGATAATGGAAAATTGGATTCTACTACCTCTGTATGCTATTACTGGTCTTTGTATGATTATAGCAGTAAATCTTAACGGTTACGAAACTGATTGGTTTACTGACATATTGTGTGTTTTACTCTGGCCTGTATTTTGTATCGTTTTTCTAGCATATCTTATTGGTACTCTTGCCGATAAGGTCGCAGAAAGGTTTCATCTATGAGAGACATATTTATAACTTTAGCTGGGAGTCGTTTGTATGGTACAAATACTCCTGAATCGGATATTGACCATCGTGGAGTTGCAATTCCTTCAATGAAGTATATTTTAGGGTTTAATAGGATAGAACAACTTACGACCAGTAAGCCAATTGATTCTGTTACCTATGCCTTAGCTAAGTTCATGCAGTTGGCTAAGGATTGTAATCCTAATATCATAGAACTGCTATTCGCACCCACTCGTGGGGAGACCTGTATTATGGTAGAACCGGAATGGGATTCAGTGTTGGAAATAAGGTCTGCTTTTGTGAGCAAAAAGGCTAAGCACACGTTTAGCGGTTATGCGTTTGCACAGGCCGCCAGAATGAGAACTCACCATGAGTACATGACTGGACACATTCCACCGGATGTTAAGCCAGAGGACTTTGGTGCATTCAGAAATGAGGGTGGTAACTGGTCTTGGCCTAGTGGTCTGGAACAAAATGCTTATAGCAATGCTCATAACAAGTTCACCAACTATCAAGAATGGTTGAGGAATCGTAACCCTTATAGACACGCACTAGAACAAGAGTTTGGGTACGATACCAAACATGGAATGCACCTAGTAAGACTCATCACAGAGGGAGAGGAACTATTAAGCACAGGAAAGATTACTCTACCACGACCAGATGCAAAGTTTCTACTACAGGTTAAGAATGGATTCTTCTCATACGATGAAATTATGCAGTATGCGGAAGATGGTGATAACAGACTACAAAAGATTCATGATGAGAGTGATTTACCATTTTCTGCTGATGTAGAAACTATCGAAAAAGTGTTGATTGCTTTATATTCTATACAGATTCTATACGAAATGTGAAAGGCTAAAATGTACAGAGTTAGATTAATTGCTGGTGATTGGTCAAATGACGGTCACGGAATGAAAGAAGTGCAGATTTTTGATGTGAACCATAGTGCGGCTGAGCTGGATCGCGCATATGAAGAAGCGGTTAAATTATTGGGTTTTGATCCCTGTAAAGATTGGTGTCACGAGTATGAAGAACGTCGCATTTATGGTGACCAGATTGAGCAGTTCAAATTGCTAGGTCTTGGTTATAGTGAGTACGACTTGGATATTACCCGTCGAGGCCCACATGCTGGTGAACAGAATCTCTATGTCAAAGAGTTTTGGTTCGAGATATACTGGGCTATGATTAGAAGCGTTATACCAGACCTAGAGTATAAGTGTCTTTCAGAAGATGGTGTATCCGAAATTCATATCGGTGGCTATGGCCTCTACGGAAACTAGCATGGAAGCTAATATGGACTTACTAATGCGGGTATTGGCTGATGTCGTAGATCGTAGTTTACCGGGTTTTGCCAGAGTAATTGGTCTTTGTGACTCAAATACAATGGTCTATGTTTTAACCTTCGGACAGGATGATGGTGATGTTAGATTTACCTGTGCTGAGGTTTCGTTTGAACTAATCGAAGAGTTGTCTGCCAAGTATTTAGAGTATCGAGCAGATAGTAGCATTGAAATTGCAGAATGGGTTGAATCGATCATCAAACAGCATGGATTTGAAATCCACCACACTCTTTGGGGGTAGAAAGGTCTAAAATGAGCTCTCTAATTGTACCAGTAGTAAGAATCAGTTCTCTGGAAAAACATCCAAACGCAGATACCCTAGAGATCGCAAAATTTGAGGGTTTTGGGTGGCAATCGATCACGAAAATTGGTCAGTATACGGTAGGAGATGTTGTCATATTTGTACCTCCTGATTGTATTCTACCGGACTGGATCATTGATGCTGAACAAATTGGTTATCTGAAAGACCACAATGGAAGGACTCGTACAGTTAGACTTCGCAAGGAGTTGTCTGAGGGTATTGTACTACCTCTGGACTTACTGTATCGAGCTGGTGGTGGGCATTTTACAGCAGTGGGTACAAATGTAGCAGAGAATCTTGGAATCACAAAGTATGAACCGCCAGCTCCCAAGTACCAGCAAACAGGGCCGAAGGCGAAGAAAGACCGTCCATACAATAGCAAGGCATTTCCTAAGTACACCGATATTGAGAATATCAAGAACTATTGGAGTATTGTGGAAACTCTGCTCGGCGTTTTGGTACAAATCACCGAGAAGATTCACGGAACGAACTTCAGAGCTGGGTGGGTGTTAAAAGAACGCCTAACTCTAATGGACAGAATCAAGAAGCTGTTTGGCAAGTTCGATCCTTGGGTCTTTACCTGTGGTTCTCGTAACGTTGAGATGGGAATTGATAAGGATCATTCAACTTACTATGAAGGTCTTGGAGAAAACATTTACCAGAAATTCGGTCGCAAGATGAAGAACATCATCCCCAAGGGTTACATCGTCTATGGAGAAATCTATGGTCAGGGTATTCAAGACTTAACCTATGGAATTGACGGGTTAGATTTTGTTATCTTTGATGTGATGGATTCACCAACTCAAAAGTATATGGATTTTGCATGGGCAAGACAGTTTGTGTATGATTGGTTTGGTGATGACGTGTGGGCTCCGGTTGAGTATATTGGCCCACTAACTCCAGAAGCGATTGGGTATGCAACTTCGGGGTATTCCACACTTGCCATGAACCATGGAGTAACGCAGATGCGCGAAGGTTGTGTAATTAAGCCAATTATGGAAATGACCGATCCCGTACTTGGTCGTGTGGTATTCAAGTCTATCAATCCAGAGTATCTAACTCGGAAGAAAGGTACTGAATTTAAATAAAGGAAACAAATGAACCCATCAGAAGTTGATATTAGAGATGTAATCGCAGAAGATTTTGAGCTAAAAGACTATCGCGGTTATGCAAAGGGAGTAGTTCACGATAGTCTTGTCGTACTTCCAAATAAAAATATGTTTTACTGGAACTCCATAGGCATAAGTGGTGGGCCAGTTGACTGGTTAATGGAAATCAAGGGCTTAACTAGAGCAGAAGCATATCTTTATTTGGAACGTTTTGTAAAATCAAAAAGGCAGGTATCTGAGCCTCAAAAAGTTCTTCCTGAATCTAGTATCTATCAGAAGCTACTGGATGTGTTCTTTGACCTTGGTAAAACAAAACGCGATTACTGGTATAGTAGAGGTTACAATGACGATACCATCGATCATTTTAAGCTCGGGTATACTGGAAAGTGTTATGTGATACCAGTTATCTTCGATGGAGTTCTATACAACTTTCAGTGTAGAACTCCTGAGAAGAAGATGTGGGGTTGGACTAGAGGAATGGGAGTATTACCATTTAACTTCGATGTACTCAAGAGTAATAAGAATGTGGTAATCACCGAATCTCCTGTAAATGCCATAGCGATGTATCAGTATGGTTATACAGCAGTTTCTCAAAACTCTGGTGCAGGAAGCTGGCAGAAGTGGTGGAATTTGTACTTCAATGGAGTAAGCACTATTGTAGTCGCATACGACCACGATGTTGCCGGATACCACGGAGCTCAGAAGGTAGCAGAGGCTTTCAGAGACAGGTCAAGAATCTTAGTGTGGCCCGCTGGAACTCCTGATACCTATGACCTTAATGATCTATTAAAGGATGGTAAACCAAAGGAAGATATAGCTAACCTAATGATTAATTGTACGTATTCAGTTGAACAATTCAAACTATTTGCTTTTCTAAGTAGGGAGAATAATGGATGACTATAACCTGCCGGGCTATTTCTATCTGGCAAAACGTTACAGAAATAAATCCAACCATAAAAGGCCAATGGGAGCTGTTTTGGCTATGCGGAATCAACCAGTTGCGGCTGGATTTAACAAGCGTAAGACACACCCCATATTTGCAAATGGTACAGAGGTTTTCAGTATTCATGCAGAAATGGATGCGTTGATTCATTGTAAATCTGAATTTAAGGGGGATACCGTTTGGGTCTATCGTGAAGCTGCTGGAAAACCAGCCATGGCTAAGCCATGTAAATATTGTTTGAAGCACCTTATCGAAATCGGAATAAGAACCATCTACTACACGATACCAAGAGAACCTTGGTACGAAAGGATTGACTTATAATGTTTATCACTGTTGATAACCAAGAGTATGCTGTGAATTTTGAATATGACCATCGTGAAGATAAAACTGTACAAAATACTCACTGCACCGTTGTAAGAGTTGACGCTCGGACGGGTGAAAAGAGTTTTGACGGAACAGTTATCGGTTTTGGAAGTGCATCCTGCAATCCAATGGATAACTTTGTTAAAGCAGTTGGTCGTGAAATTGCTCTAGACCGAGCTCTAGAAAAGACGGGTATGACCAAGGAACAAATGAGACAACTAAAGCAACAGTTGTTTATGGTCATTCGCCACTCGTCTAGGAACCAGCACCCAGTATGAAAGTAGACTTTAACAAACAGGGTACTGTTGAATCTGTTACGGACGATAATCTACCATGGCTATATCTAATCCGTAACATGGAAGAACTTAAAGCGTTCACAGGAAGGTTATATTGGTATGATGATGGTATAACTTTCCCTTGTTGGGCATTTGAGATTGAACATCAGTGCAGTAGTGACTACTATCTTCTAACCAAAGAGATGCTAGAAGCACTACTTCAGTTTGGAGACATCCATGCCAAATAAAACCTACATATTTTGGAAATATGACCTATTCCCTCACGTATTGTGGGCAGAAGTTGAAAAGATGGAAGATGGAAAGTTTTATCTGAAAGGTTGGCAAGGTGCGTATAGAACAAAGAATACCTGCTTAGCTATTCTTTCAGAGGCGGAAGCACAACGCTTCATCCAGTTATTTACCGCTATCAAGAATGGTCGTGACAAGGTTCTGGATGAGTTTGATATTTCTGTAAAATCTATTCTAGCGGAGCTAAAACATGCCTGAGTTCATAGTATTACAAGGTCTACCTGCAAGTGGAAAGACTCAAACCGCATTTCAGTTGATGGCAATGAACCCCAAGCATTACATCAGAGTTAATAACGACGAGATTAGACAAATGCTGTGGGGAGACCCTTATGCAAGTAAGGATGAAGATTTTGTAACTCATGTTCGTAAGACCATGATCGTAATGGCAATCGCTAGAAAGTTGGGCGTAGTTGTTGATAATGTCAATCTAAATCCCAAGTTGGTTAAGGAATATGAAGAACTGGCTAAGGAACATAAGTATACTTTTAGATTGGCTTTTATTGATACTCCGGTGCAAGAGTGCATTCGTAGGGATGCACTACGTCCACACCCGGTAGGTGCTAAGGTAATTACTCGGTTCTATGAGCAATATCTCAAACCTAAGTTTGTTGCTTTAGTTCAGAACCCAGAGTTACACGCCGCTATCATGGTGGATATGGATGGTACTATGGCACTATTTCCCGGTGCTGATCCTTATGACCGTGATTATAGTAAGGATATAGTTAATGAACCAGTTAGACTTATAGTTAATAAGTTCCTAAATGCCGAGTATATGATTATCTTCTGCTCTGGTAGGGATGAGTCTAAGCGCGAAGTAACCGAACAGTGGCTTGAGGATAACCTAGGTTATAGAGCTGGAATTGATTATATTCTACTAATGCGGGCTGATGGTGATAAGCGGGATGATAGAATTGTTAAGCGTGAGCTTTTTGACCTATACATTCGTGACCAGTTTTATGTTACATTTGTATTGGATGACCGACAACGTGTAGTTGATATGTGGAGAAATGAAATCGGACTAACTTGTTTACAGGTTGCCGACGGTAATTTCTAGGAGAACTGATGGACTTAGATGATATTGAACCTCTTTTGAGATTAATTCTTAGGAACTATATACGAGATAAAGAGGAAGTTGAAGAATGTCTAGAGAAAATCCTCGAAGTTGTGGATGGATTGGAAGATTTGGACTTAGATGATGAAACCACTTTTGGCAGTTGATATAGACGGAGTTTGTGCTGAATACTGCCCATATGTTTTGTCACTACACCCAGAGCATCTGGAAGATTACAAGAAAGGTAATATGACAGATGCTCTGGAAAAGTTACTTAACGATATGGCGGTTGCTGAGACTTTTGCAGCTTTAAATCCGGTAATGGACGCACCTCAATACCTACGCGATATTTCAGAGTTCTATGATATTCATTATGTTACTGCTAGAAATACAGCGTGTAGAGATGTGACTGTGGATTGGTTGGGAAAGCACCATTTTCCTAGTGCGGATAATATCTCTTTCACCGAAGATAAGGGTTTAACTTGTTTCTCATTACAGGCTTACATTCTGATTGAGGATCAACTTAAATATGCTATTCCTGCAACTGGGTATGGAATCAAGGTAGTTTTACTAGATGCCCCATATAACAAACCCGGTAGCAATAGATATGACCCACGAATAATCAATAACAGTATGATAGAACGTGCAACCTGTTGGACAGACGTTTTATTCAAGGTATATTTTAAAAGATGATACCAGAACCAGTAAAAATATTATCGGGTGCAGTTGCTATAGCATTTTTTATAATCGTATTATTGGCTGGTAGTAGGAGATTAAATAAGAGAAAATGAATTATTTAGAATTAGTTAAGCATTATTTTGAACAGCGGCAGTTGAAGCAACCTAACTTTACGGATGCAATGAAATTTGTGATCACTGAAATTGCAGAAGTAACTGAATTAGATTTAGCTAGGCCCGATAATGGTTGGGTACGAAATCACGACAAAGAAGCCTATTCACCGGAACGTATGGCGGAAGAACTCGGGGATGCGATTATGATGCTTTTGGTAGCTGGATGGGCAGAAGGTGTTGATCCACTAAAAGCATTAGAGGACAAAATCCAAGTTAAACTTCTTGAAAGACATTTGCAGGTTTACGTCCCAAAAGGTGATGTAGAATCTCCTAATATAATACGTGCTGATGATGGGACAGGTTTGAATCCAGACAGGTACAAAACCTATACCATAACATCAACAGCGGAATATAAAACGGAGATTTAAAATAATGGATTTTGGTGATAGCATCTTTGAGTTGCGGTATGCGTGGAATACCGGAAATGGTAAGGAAACATGGGAAGATACGGTAGATAGAGTCTTACTAAATGTTGTAGGGAATAACGTACCATTAAGTACCTTTAGGGATATGCAGTACATGATGTATGACCGGAAATTTGTACCCGGTGGAAGATTTTTAGCACAGGCTGGCAGACCTTGGCATCAAACTAATAACTGCTTTCTGTTGAGGGCAGAGGATACCAGAGAAGGATGGGGAGAACTCACCAGCAAGGCCACCACGATGTTAATGAGCGGTGGGGGCATAGGAATCGACTATTCCCAGTTACGTGCCTCTGGTGCCCCTCTCAAGCGCACCGGTGGCACTTCTAGCGGCCCTCTACCACTTATGCGAGTAATTAACGAGATTGGTAGAGGAGTTATGTCCGGTGGCAAGCGTAGAAGTGCTATTTGGGCGGGGTTGAAGTGGTCACATCCAGATATTATGGACTTTATTGTACTTAAAAACTGGATTCAAGAGGTTAGAGACCTGAAAGAAAAGGACTTTGACTTTCCAGCCACTATGGATATGACCAACATTAGTGTTATATTAGACCGAGATTTTTTCGACGCTTATGACAATCCGGTACATAATCAACACCAACTAGCACAGGATGTTTATAGTGCTGTGATCAGAAGAATGGTCAAAACTGGCGAACCCGGTTTTAGTGTTGATTATAACGATCCTAATGAATCTCTAAGGAATGCCTGTACTGAAATAGTTAGTACAGATGATTGTGATGTTTGTTGCTTAGGTTCTGTTAATCTAGGGAGAATCGAAAGTCTAGATGAACTCAATATGGTAACAGAGCTTGGACAACTATTCCTCATATTAGGTACTGAATACTCCGACATTCCTTATCCAAAGGTGTTGGATGTACGAAATAGAAACCGCAGAACCGGTTTAGGTCTGATGGGAATGCACGAATGGTTAATCAAACGTGGAAAGCCCTATGACCAAGATGAAGAACTAGGTTCGTGGTTACAGAATTGGAAGGATACCAGTGATAAAGCAGCTAATTTTTGGTCTGAGAGATTTGGTTTCGCAACTCCGATTGCTAAACGAGCGATTGCACCTAATGGAACAATCTCTCTCGCAGGTGGAAAAACAACTAGTGGAATTGAACCAGTCTTTGCGGTGGCTTACAAACGAAGATACAACACTCCTGATGGATGGAAACATCAGTTTGTCGTTGACTCAGTTGCAGAAAGGCTTGTTGAAAGCGGAATTGACCCTCAAACCATCGAAGATGCCTACACCCTTAGCTTAAGTGTAGAGCGCAGAATCAGGTTTCAAGCATTCGTTCAGGGTTATGTAGATAATAGTATCTCAAGTACAATTAATCTACCTTCTTATGGACAACCTGGTAATGATGATATGGAAACATTCGGGCAGATATTGTACCCTTACTTACCTAAGCTTAGAGGTATAACTGTTTATCCTGATGGAGCTCGTGGTGGTCAACCATTGAGTGTAGTTGATTATAGATATGCAATTAAGCATAAAAATACTGTATTTGAATCTAGAGAAGATTGTGCAGAAGGTGTGTGTGGATTATAATGGAAAAAGAATATATGTTGGTATTTGAACGCGCTGATGGTGCTATTGCAGCTCTGCGTGTTTCCGCTGACCTAGAAAAGGTTAGCAACCTAGTAGCAGAAATTGTTGTGAATGAAGGCCAAGGTTATATCAATAGATGTTATATATCTGAGGTAGTTAATGTCATGGAATTTGCAGTAATAGACCAAGAAAGTGAGACAGATGTCACCCCAACCGCAGTTGAAGTGCCAGAAGAAAACAGTAATTGAAGTCGATTACGGTGACTTAGATAGATTTATTCAAGAGGTCTATGGTCACGAATACGAAATTGTAGCAGACCAAGAACTTGGTAATGACTGTTGTAAATCAGTCACGGTTAAGAAAGAAAAACTTAACCAGTGGGAACAAGCTGATTTAGATATGTTTATATCCACAGGTATTTATAGGTATATGCTACACACGATTTTATCCGACTTATGTAACCGAGATTTGTTAGAACCCGGTGAATACGTAATAGAAATAAGCTGGTAGAGTACAAAATAAAACTGCCTTGACAGATCACTGATCGTGTGTTAAGATCATGGCGTGGGCGTGAGCTCCACAACAATTAAATATTTTAAACCAAACCCCCAAGGGAAAACTTACTCTTGGGGGTTTTTGTTTCTCAAAAAGGATGCTAAAATGTTTAATCAAGATTCTCAAACCGCATATGACAACTCGAAGAAGATCGTAGAAGGTCTCGGTAGTAACCTCAACACAAAAGAGCCAGCAATCTACTTAGTGTTATTGGCAATCTGGTGGATGTTGGTAGCAATCTATAAGAAAGGTGACTAAAATGGACATTCAAGAACTGTACGATACCTTAGTAAGTGTTAGAGCAACTGAAGAACGCATGAAAGAAGATATTTATAAGATATTGATGAACTTTAAGTTCACCTATAAAATGTTATTTGAAAATGGAAATGAATTAGAACTCTTCATGGTTGTAGATAAGCGTAAGATTAAAATGATCATATACGTAGGTAGTGTTAGTTGGTCTGTTAGATACTTTGAGCTTTTTAAGCATTGGGATGGTAGTCGTTGGGAACGTTTAGTTATAAATCTCAAGATTAGCTTCGAGACCTTTATCAATGCTGTTGGTAACGTGATGCGTGAAAAGATCGTGGATGGTGAAAAGGAAAATGAAAATCTATTGAAAATCTATAATACGGTGGTGGCTTGATGAAAGAAGCTCTTGATTTTCTAATTGGTAAATATGTAGTATTACGAGGTTTCAGAGGTTCACATATACTATCTGCTGGAAATGTAGATGGTACATATTACTGTAATAACATCAGATTTATGGCTAACGATGTAGCATCTATCTTGGTGTTAAGTAATCAGTTTATATTAAATTTCGACAAGGTGATGTTTAATGTTAATCATAAGACGTAAGGGATTTGGTTTAAGCCTAAAAGAAAGGTTCAATACGGTTGCCTATAATACAAAAGCATTTAGGAAAATGAATATCGAACACGTTCCTGTTCTACCGTGGGGGTTAGTTCTGGAAACTGAATCTGGATTAGTAATTAACAACAGAAAGGCGGTAGCTTTATTATCGAATAAACCGAAGTTCAGAAAATTGCTTTCAACCAGTGATGTGAGGGTTCCGTTGACGTTCTATACATCAGAAGATGCAAGCATCTATTTGATGCAAGAGAAGCATCTACCATTAATTGGTAGACCACGTAATCACTTTGCCGCTAGGAACTTCATCGTATGCAATACTCCGGCAGATGCATATAATTCCTACTTTGAAGGTAGTGTCTATTGGCAAGAACTTCTACCAAAGGAACGCGAGTTCAGAATCTTTGTGGCATTTGGTAGAGTCTGGTGCTTTATGGAGAAGGTCATTGAGGACAAATCACAACCTGCTTGGAATCATAGCAAGGGTGCAAGGTTCGTAATTGTACCTAGAAGTGAATGGCTTTCCAAAGCATGTTGGTATGCCCTAGAAGCTGAAAGACTTAGTGGAATTGACATAGCAGCTTTTGATGTTATTCTCAGTGATGGTAAACTCTATATGCTAGAGGGTAATACAGCCCCAGCAATAACTGGAGATTACAAACAGGCAATGTTCGGTGCAATTTTGGAATGGGCAAGTGAAACTTGGCTAAAAACTGGTAAGCTTCCAGAACACTATCCAGTTCCAGACATTAATGCTAAGGGTTGGAGAAATTATATCTTTGAAGGTATTCTATGATTAAACAGTTATTGATTGATAACAATGGAATTGAGTTTGAGTTTCCACAAACAACCGAATCTGTGCTTTCCAACATAGCTCGTGGTCATGAACGAATTATGGATTGGAGACCGGAACACGATGGTTCAACGCAACGACCCAGCATGACAATAGCAATTAATGGTGGTCTAAGATTACCATTTAAAGGTGCTGGTCATGTTAGAGGAATCGTACAAGAAGATATGTGCGGGGCTGAATTGGTTAGTCCCATCATTAATACTGAAACCAACGAATGGATAGAGAATATCAAGATAATTCTTGACACATTCGGTAATAAATATCTAGGCTATCTAGACCCCAAATGTAGTTTCCACGTTCATGTTAATATGACTGGCGCACCTATTTATGTACTCAAGAATGTAATTAATATTTGGACTGGTATTGAAGCTCTGGTGTTTAGGTTGTCAGTTGCCGACATGGGATACCATAGAGGTTTGAAAAGACGCAACTTCTTATACTGTCGCCCGATTGCTAGTCCTCAAGTTATTGTGGATCAGGATAAAAGCTTACGACCGTCATATGATTATATGGCACTTCTTGAAGCTAGAACTTTGAAAGAGTTCTTCCAAGCATCTAATAATACTAGCATTGCTAAAGACCCAAGTAAATATAATCCAGTAAGATACAATGCTCTAAACTTCTTCAACTTTATTAAGTACGGCACAGTAGAGTTCAGAACATTCAATCTAACCTATAACTGGCGTTATGTTGTAGCATGGGTTAATCTATGCAAAGCAATTTGTCGAAGTGCTTTTGGTAAAGAATACGAGTATGAGAAGATGCTTTTAGGTAGTCATCCAGAGAACTTTGATATGGAGACTTTGAGAGTCATGCTAGGGTTGGATGACTGGACTATGACTATTTTGTACGAACTTTATTATATGAATGATTGGGTAGAGTTTGATACACCCTCATGGCAGTTCACCCATCTTCCAGAGAATAAGCGTACAAACTGGTCTCAAATTCCTAAGAGACTTCAACCACCCGTAATTGATGGTCAAGATGTTAGGTATTATCCAGATAAGTATAATGATGCCTATGGAATCATTAGAAGTGGGTATGATCTAGAGAAAAATATAAACTTTGTAGAGGACAACAATGTGTAGAATTACAATCGGTTGTGCAAATGGGTTTTCTGCACCCTATTTATTGGAAGGACTTATAGATATTGCATGGGATATGAGTGTCAAGGCCAACCGCGATGGTTTTGGTGTTTATATATCCAATGTTGGTTCAGACCAGCCCTCTGCAATGTATAAGAAAGCTAAACCGTGCGGGGATGTCGTTCTAACTCAAGATTATTGGAAATGGCAAAATGCTAATAATACCGGATTTGGGCCTTATATTACACACGTAAGACAGGCTACAACTGGTAAGTCTAATCTTTTGAACGATGCGTATGCTCACCCATATATACTGGATAACATGACATTGGTTCATAATGGGCATTTGATTAATGCCGATGAAGTCCGTAAAAACCTCGGTATTGATGAGAAGATTGTAATAGATTCTGAAATCTTTTTACATGCTTTACATCAAGTTGCTGATGGTAAACCACTCGATTTAGAGGCTATTCAAAAGACAGTTAATATGTTCTATGGGCCATTTGTATTTGTGGTTCATGAGCAAAACTCTCCCGATGTGTGGTTAATCGTGGGCAAGAGTCGTACTCTACATCACTACGCTCACCCGGATTATACGGTAGTGATTACTGAGACAGGATATGCAAATGCATTAACTCGTGCAATATATAGAAATTCATTTGCATATGATATGGAATACCATCCATTTGATTATGGTAGGAAGCTAAATCAAGATACTGTATTCAAATTGAATGAAGATGGTCTACAGAAGGTTGGTGAGATCAAATCTGAGGAAGATTTGCCTAAGTTAGTACAGGTGGTGAAGCAAGAACAATCTGCTTTGCCAGAGCCCAAAAGTACCGGTACAAACACCATCGAGATTGATGAAGTTATGGCAAACATTGAAAAGCGCCGCAGGATTTGTAAATCATACGGAATAACCGAAGTAGAACTTGGTGAAGTTTGTGCCGAGCTCTATCCACTGGTTACAATGAACATTTATGCTCTAACAGACGAGTATTTAGATTTATTGGATGGGTTCTTTAGAAGTTTGAAGATGTCAGAAGATGATACATCAAAGAGGTTCTTTATTTGGCGTCGTATACAAGAAAAGCTTCCAGAAGATATTGACCCGTATATTTATATTAGAACACACCATAATCCAGATTTCATTATTCCATTCTTTATGAATAACTGTGTAGAGCTGAGTAGTATCTTGGAAGAAGAACTTAAAATCAATGCAGTTCCAGTAGGTGAACAATGAACAGAACGTGTACAACCTTATTACCAAGAGAACATTTTTGTAGGGCATTAGCAAACCATTTGCCAGTTCCCACGGTGAAAGACTTGGCGAATTTAATCCTTTATAGAAGTACGGTTTGGGGTACATGCACTCACCCAATAGATTCAAATGTTAGTGCGTTTACCATGACAGATATAGACGGTATCCACTACAGTCTGTATGAAGTCTCAACTGTACCAGCAGATGTTTCCAATGTTATCGACAGAGAGATACAGAGATTTAAACCAGCTCCAGTAATTCTCTTTGATAAGAATGGAAGGAATACGACCTTCGGTTTAAGAGGGTCATCATTGACTGATAGAGTGGTATTAGCTACAAGCGTATTAGATGATATTTATACTCACGAATACTCTATTCTATGGAGTCCAAATGGTACCTATGTATCTGTTAGTGCTATGGATATTCCGTTTATTCTGATGTCAACTTTAACTCCAGAGCAACTAAAAGAGTTCTTTGATGTCTATGCTGTAATAGATGATGTATCCATGAACTACATTATGTCGAATATTCCTAATAAAACTTTAATTGGTCTAAAAGGAATCCACGACTGTCCTAGAACACCGACGATGGCTATTATCACAAAGTTATCTGAGGAGTATGAGTATCGTGGTCAAATTTAATCCTATTCAACGTCTATTTATAGATGCAATTCTTGACTTAATCGGTAAAGATATAGCATACGATCCAGCAGGAAAGTTCTACTGTGATTTACCAATGGAATCTCTAAGATATTGTCATTTGGTTGCATTGATGTGTCTATCAATAGAACAAGACCATGTGATAGTATTTTCTAAATTTCCACCGCTGACTTCTGATCTGACGGTCAAGATTGATTCCGTAATTCTGGATGGTGATAATCTATTTTTATTGATTAGCAAAAAGACCAATGTAAAATCCATAAAACCTGCAAAACAAGTACGGGCTACTCGGTCTAAGTTAAAGAATATCTATCCGTATAGTGAATTTGACTTACAGCATGTGGTGGTGGAATATGTTTAAGAGTGTAGACATTAATTCGATTAAAGAGTATTTCCTATATCACCTGCTATTCGATGTGTTGAATGTTGGTTTCGCCAATGAAATTATTCATATCTATACCAATAAAGAAACCAAGGAAACAGTTACTATAAACGTTCAATCTATAATTTATATCCTAGCATTTCTAAAAGAACGTTTTCCAGACACAACCAAGGTTAAAATGTATGCGTTTCAGGTATTCACAATACCAAACGTTTACTCAATCAAATGTGACTACGTTACAAGCCAAATTTACATTTCAGTTAGAACAGATAAGAGCGAATTACCAACAGCTTTTAGTGTAAATCTAGCAAATAACATAGCAAAGGATCATGGTTTTACATTGTTCGTTGAAGATTATTATTCAGGAGATTTATTCTAATGGAATGTCCAAAGTGCAATTCAGCTTTACCTGAGCCGTTTACGGTGTCGTATATTCGACCAATCTATCTAGGCTTTTCAGTCAGGTTCAATCCTCAAGGGGATTTAGTTAGATTGGATGAACCCTATCTTAATCTGGATAAAGCATTACCAGATTTCACTACCAATCGTGGCATGAAGAAGGAAATGTTCACGGTTACTTGCCCCGATTGTGGAGAAGAAGTAAAGGTTTCAGATTTAATCGTTAAGGTTCGATGCATCTGTGCAAAAGAAGTGCCAAATGGTGGCTTCTGCTCAGAATTAGACCGTCATTTTTGCGATGACTGTTATTTACGTCTAATGCCTAAAATCTGTGGAAACTGTCCAATTCGTAACGAGTGCGGTTTATATCTAGGAAACATATTGAAAAAGGATTTGATTAAAAATGTTTGATACACTAATGGGTGCAGACCCAGAGATCGCTTTTGTTGGCGCACAAAAGAAGAATGTCATACCTGCTGGTTTAGTATTCAAGGGAGTCAGTCCGTACTTTGAATTTGTAGATGAAGTACCCGGCGATCCACCAAAGGGTGCATATCTGGTCTGTAACAAAGAACAACGTATGCGGTTATATGCAGATGGAATGTCTAACGAGTTTAATATGAATCCGTCAGCAGATATTCAAGAAATGTTGGGTAGATTCTACGAACTACTCCAAATGAGTAACCACTGTGCTGATATTTATGGTTGTAAGTTGGAGATTCTCCCATTTATTCCCGTAACTCAAGCAGATATTGATAGTGGTGGCGTTGTCTGTGCCAGATTTGGTTGTGACCCAGAAGAGACTATTTATCCAGACCAGTTTGATCCAGCTCGTGTGGATGCTCGTAACCATATGGCTAGATACTTTGGAGCTCACATTCACAGTAGCATGACTGACCCAATGCTAGATATGGGCGGTTTGAAGTGGGTAAAGAACAATACCAGCTATATTCTTAGTGCTTATGACTTAGTTGTGGGCATTGCCAATGTACTCATTGCTCATGGTGAGGACTCTAGACTACGTAGAAATGTATATGGTAGAGCTGGTAGGCATCGTATTCAAACTCCTTACGGTTGGGAATACAGAACTCCAGATAACTACATCATGCGTTCACCAGTAGTTCTAGGTGCTTTCTTTGAACTCTCACAAGCTGCGGCAGCTTTGGCAACTTGTACTGAGAAGTTGGATTCGGCAGTTTATCAAGTTGACCCCAAACGTCTATTTGATGTAATCAACCTTTGTCAATTCGAGGAAGCTCGTGAGATTTGGGATTCGGTTACTTTGGGATTGCTGAATTATGTCGATGTACAACCATTTACAGTAGGTATCATTACCGATATTGCTAATAGTGGTGGTATTCAAAACACAAGCTTCAATAACTTTTATCAGGAGTGGAATCTAGACTATGTTTAATATTTTGGTAGCTGGCGAGGAACACTATTGCGCCCCAATAGTTCGTAATCTGGTAATTGATTACCGGATATTTGAAATTGACCCACAAACCCCGAATCTGGAAAAAATGGTATTTGGAAGTTCCATGATTGTATTCACTGGTGGTGAGGATATTGACCCCCTAATCTATGGGCATGAACCTTATAGGGGAGTTGTTGCCAATGTAATGAGAGATAATTTTGAGATTTCATTATACCAAATGGCTAAGAAGAATAGAAAGCCAATGTTTGGTATTTGTAGAGGTTCACAGTTCTTGTGGGCTATGGGTGGTGGCAAGCTCATTCAGCATATGGATAAGCATGGTGGTATTCATAGAGTCTTAGATTTAAGAAGCATGAAGAGTTATTCTGTGAACTCTACTCATCATCAATCTGCGTGGATTGATTCTAAACCAGAATCGGTTGAGATTTTGGCGGTTGCTGACCCATCAATCTCCACTATGAAGATGGTCTATAATCCAGAAACTGAGAATTTCGATAACTTTGTTGGGCTAGAGGTAGAAGCTTGGACTAACAAAGTAGACCGTTCATTAGGTATCCAGTGGCATCCTGAAATGTATGGTTGTCCAGAAGCTGGTGTATCATTGGCGGATAATTTCGTTGCTAAGTTCATGAGAGGATAACGTGAGTTACGTACTAATTCCAGTCAAGAGATTTGAAAATAGCTATGTTGGTACTCGTACATATTATTATGGATACTTTAGTCAATTTGGGGATGTGATTCAAATTCCGGTTGCAACAACCGACGTTTATAAGGATTTACTATCCAAAGCTCGTATGGTGGTTCTACCGGGTGGGGCAGATATTAATCCTATGAGATATGGTGAAATGCCATCAATTGATACTGATAATGCCGACCCTTTCTTGGAATATTACGATCAAACCCTATTACCACTAGCAATCCAAATGGATGTTCCAGTCGTAGGTATTTGTAGAGGATTCCAATCTCTACTGGTACATTATGGTGGTAAGCTGTGTCAAGAGCTGTTGAATCACCCACGGTCGGAAACATGGGATCAACTGGTGCATGACGTTAATCGTTATGATACTCTGGACAAAATCGAGACCGTAAAACTCAACTCTTTACATCACCAAGGTCAGTATACTCATGCTATGCCTAGAAGCTTAAAGGTTTTAGCATGGACTCAGGACAGAGTTTGTGAAGCGTTTACCCACGAATCAGATAGGATTCTCGGTATTCAATGGCATCCAGAGGTACTCGGTGCTGATTATTGGGTGGATGAGTGGATTGACAGAATGTTAGATTAGAAACAGTTTCTGTTCAACTAAGGTTCAATAAATGATAAGTATAAGTAACTTAAAAAATATTCCAGACAATCCAATTCCAGAGGGTCATTCGTGTCCAATGAACGTTAACTGGTCAAATAACATCCGGTATGAGATATGGGATCGTCGTAAAGACAAGCCCTTATTTAGAGAACAATACATCTGCTATGCCAGTTTAGTTTCAAACATTCTTGAACGGTTCAAAAAGGAAAAGACGGAAAACAGACGAGAACTAGTTAAACACATGTTTATCAGGTTCTATTGTAAGAACGGTGACAACAAGCGTAGAATAAGGTACTTAATCTATATTATGAAAATCTTTGAACCTTTATTCAGACGCTTGCACATTCATTGGTTAAAAGAAGAAGGAATTAACGAGTGTGTAATTGATGCATACTTTAAACTTACAACACCCTTGGATGCTGTTTATGCTTTTGGTGCGTTTATTCGTACAAGTTGGGAACAGTGGCATTATTGGGGAGAAAAAGAAACTCGTAACTTTAAACTGTTGTGCCAATCTAATGCCTCTAGTGCTACTGGTCATATCCCACTTAAATTCCTAGCCAAAGGTTATTCAGACTTTAAAGACTATGTAAGCTGGGAAACTGTTGGTAAGTATGCAACGGCAATTGTATTGGATTTGATCCATAAGGGGAAGGTCTATGATCAACCCGTATGGGAGTTGGTTGAGAAGGGGGCAGATTATATGGGCTATCAGATACAAATTAGCGCATATACAGCAGTTATCGAAAGCCCTAGATTCCAATCTTACCAATTTAAAAAGAAAGTCGAATCCTCATACGAGTGGTCTTAGCTCCACAGCTACAATTTGAAAAAGTTAAAACTGCTTCGTCGCGGTTTGGCTATTTTGTACTGTGTCAGACCACGAGTTGAAACAAGATAAGACTGCCCTTGACAATCTGCCTATGATCTGCTAAAATTCAAGTCGTAAGGGGAGAGAATGCAGCTCCCCTTAACTCAAATCAACCAAGGAGTTAGCAATGCAACCCAAGAAAGCTGCACCCAGTAAGAAAGCTTCTGTGAAGAAAGCGGTCAAGGCGGCGGAAGTGAACATCGGTTTGGGCGTTCGTGTTACAGTTGAAGGCGACGATTTGGTGATTCGCATCAACGGGTCGAATGACTTCGGTCTCAGTCACTCGGCGCAACTGAAGGGCAGGGTCAACGGCAACCATGTGATTGCCACGACCAGCGGCAATAAACCCGTACAACTGCCGAATGGAAAGGTTGCAATTCTCGGCCTGAATCTTTACTCGAACCAAATCGGGTAGGCCGTATGCAAGTACATCCCATAGTACAAGCTGTACTCACAGGTAGCAAACTGGAAGAATGGACAGTCAGCGGTTGTAAATGGGGTGTCGGTGGGGTAAACTACTCGACAATAGTGATCGTGATGGTCGTCAAACCGAATACTAAGCACGAGACAGTTGTATCGTCTGAGTTTAGAGTGCCTACCGATGATGTACCTATTATCGACAATAACCTGCGCCACATCAGGAAAGACCGGGTGTTTCGAGGAAAGATCGCAACACCTAAGAAAAGAAAGGTGAAAGCAAAGTGTCGTACAAACCGAATAGCACCAAATTCTCGAAAAGGGCGAAAGTCCTAGAAACCCGGCAAGCGTATTACGACAAGTTTTTGATTGATTGGTCAGATTGCCACCGACCGGGCGGCACTCCTACGGTAAGGAATACAGTGAAGGTATTCTTCACCACCGAACACCAAGCAATCGAGTACCTGCGAAAGTTGGGTTTCTCTGGCGTCAACGTTGGCGACAAACTGATTCAGTTGGGTAATATGTCGCTCAGAGTGCTGACCGCCGTTGATTACCTGGTCAACTTCTGCAAGTACAACTTCACGAAAATTACAATTGAATAGAGAGTCGGATACCCGGTTGAGGGGTTCTTAACCGGGTATCTTTGTGTCTACATCCAGCAACCACAAATCATTGGATATATGAAAAACCTGTAGACAGAATTTCATTATAAAAGGAAAGAAAATGTCTCAAATGTTACTAGATTGGTTACAAGAAAAGAATCCAGAACTAGCAGAACTCTGGACAAAGAAGATGGGGAATTTTGACCCTGAGAATGTTGTAGACCTAAGTTATGTTTTAGAAGATGATGGTGAACCAGACCTAGATGATGTAAGGCGCATCGTAGATGACTTGGCATGGTTTGTTGATGACGGCGGTACAATTTATATTGACGTGGTTCAGCTAGACCAAGAAGCTGAGAATGTGTACTTCAATACCATCGACTTGGATAACCTTGAGGACTGGAAGGTCAATGTTGCAACTATTAAGAACCTCACTTTTGTACCTCAAGCAAACCGTGATTGGACTATTACCAAGGGATTTATTGTTATCCCATCTGCACCCGCCAACAAGAAAAAGAGTAGTCGCTAAATCTCCAAATAGGGGAACCCTGAATTAACAGGTAAGCGTTTGTACCTAGGTTCGAGCCAAATCTAGGTACAAAATTCCGGTATAGCTTAGCTGGCAAAGCGCACGGCTGTTAACCGTGATACCCGTGGTTCGAGTCCACGTACCGGAGCTAAGGAGTTTCTTCCCAAGTGTCCAGAATGAACTTAAGCATCGAGGCGTTGGTCGCTGAAACTCCTTAATTTTGACCCTTGACAAAAACTAAGAAAGGTGTTATAATATGCCACAAGATCAGGCAGTAATCATCTTAGTGATACTTATAACTGGCGGAGTAGTATTTACTCCCCTAGGTATTCTATTCGTATCACACAGACGTTCAATAAAGTTACGTAAACGACACAAACAACCAAGGAGACGGTAAAATGGCACGAGACATAGCTTTAGTGTTAGTTGTTTTTGCTTTGTTCATCGCAGGATTTGTCGGTGCAATCGTGTTTGTACAACAGACCACCTGTACGGAGTTTGCTCGCGTAAACTCTGGTTTAGAGTTCCAATATCTATTCTGGAACGGGTGTTTAGTACGATTGCCCAATGGAGTCTGGTTGTCAACAGATAGGATGAACTGGGTGAATGGTCAACTTCAGATATTAGGACAGTAACCATGGAGATATTTAACGGCCCAGTTGGGATTTTTGTAGTGATCGGAGTCATAGTAGTTTTCATCCAATCATTTTCATGGAAAAAGCCACAACCAGTTGACCCAGACGCAGAACTGGGTAGAGCAGTACGCAGAGTGTTCAAACTGTTATAAAATCAAAATCTACATACAGCAACCAAAACAAATTTCACTGTAAATGAAACCAAAGCGTAGATTGTTTTCGGGAAGTTAACTCAGCTGGTAGAGTAGGCGACAAAATAAAACAAGATGGTAACAAGAACGTTATCAACAGCAATACCAATATTCAAATCGCCGTGTCGTTGGTTCGAGTCCAACACTTCCCACTAGGTTATACACAGCAACACAAAAAACAATTATTGAAATTGATAAAACTATAACCTGTATTTGCCCCTGTAGCTCAGCGGATAGAGCAACCGCCTTCTAAGCGGTGGGTCATGGGTTCGATTCCCGTCAGGGGTACTAATCTGGTTCCAGCAAACATACCAAAAATTCACATTTTGAATTGCGTTGGTGGTCGCACAATAAACCATCAAAAACCAGATTGTTGATCGGGCAGGTAGCTAAGTGGGAAAGCGCCAAATGGCTGGTGTCTAGCCTAGAGGGATCGTAACCCTTGATATTGAAGCTAGACGTTGTTTGGAAATAGGATCGTGGGTTCAATCCCCACCCTGCCCACTAGACTTCATACAGCAACCATACAAAAATTTCTTTCATACAGAGACTAAAAATGAAGTCTGAAAATTCAAACTAAAAGGAGATCAGAAATGCGGTTCCCAAGTAACAAGGTTGGTAAGATGATTCAGCTTACTGTGATTGACAACACAACCAAGTCTCAGGTAGATATTAAGTACCAAGACCTGCAACTGGTTGTAATCGGTGGACAACTGTGCTTCAAATATGAATCGCCCGATGGTGATTTGTATATGGCAATTGCCCGCGTTGGAACTGTCAAAAGACTAATGCAAACAGGAAACGAAGAAGTTGAAACTGCTTCGTCGCCAGTTACCACTGAGGAGTCAAATGCTAAACCTGACTAAAGGCCAAAGAGTTTCGCTGGTTCGCATGGACGACAAGGATGCACCGCCTAGAGGTACATTAGGAACTGTACTATTGGACTCTCAAGATGTTGGCGATGGTAGATCGCAGACATTTATCGAGTGGGATGGTGGTATTCTACTCGGAGTAGTTCAACCCGCTGATCAAGTAGTAGTAATAACTGAAAAAGTAAATACTGGTGGATGATTACTGCCAGTATAACTATCTGACCTTCCGTGATTAGATAGCAAGTTTCCGTTTACAGCAACCATAAAACCAATCCATTTTAGGAACGTCTAGTTTCTGGTCTGGACACTAAACTTAAAACCGGAACAACGGAGACTGTATTTAGGAACTAAATATGAAAACAAATATGCGTGAATATATGAAACGCAGGTATGATGAAAGAATGGAGTTGGCACTAGAAGTGTTGGGCGGTAAATGTAACATTTGTGGATCAACTAAAAATTTAGAAATAGATCATATAGACCCAACAATTAAAGAAAAGAACTTGTCATTATTAACGGGACGATCATTAGAAAGATTTCTTGAAGAACTTAAGAAATGCCAACTTTTGTGTAAAGAATGCCACACAAAAAAATCTGTAGCAGATAGAGATCAGTTAGATGCACGTTTAGTTCATGGTACATTATCTAGTTATAGGTATTGTAAATGTGAACTGTGTAGAAAAGCAAAATCTGATTATATGAAATCTTATAAGTTAAGAAACCTGGGTCTGTAACACAACGGAATCGTGTAGTGGACTCTTAATCCATTAATCGGGGTTCAAATCCCCGCAGACCCACTAGATTAGTTACAGCAATCATAAAAATTTCAACTATCAAATGAAACCTATACAGTTCGAGTCTGTTTGCCCACGAGGATCATGGTTAAGGGTATAAAACTAATCTGAAAATCTATACTTCAATGGGGAAACTAACATGAGACCTAACAAGTATACCGAACGGGAGAAAGAAGCAAAGCGGTTATTCCGTATATTGTACGGGAGAGACGGTCGTGGTTATTCGAGGACAATTCAACTCGCTGAACCATGGTGGACAGGTGACTACGAGATTATGTGGTTACCTAACTGGGCGAATAAAAACGTTCCAGAATTTGATACGGTGATGAGCCTGATAAAATATCTACCGAATCCGTTGATTCCGCGTATCAAATACGTATTCAAGGGTAAGCATTTGGGACATAAGATCATTGATCCCAAAGAACTCACTAAAGATCAAATTCTCAAATACGCGGAAACTGGCAAGAGAATTACAAGAACCGAATACGAGACCTTAGACCCAGAACAGAGAAAGTTCTTTCACGTCGATAAGTATTTTGGCAAGAATGAACTCGGAGTCTATGGTTGGTATCCGTTTCATGATCGTAAGGGAGAGGTGCTTTATAAGCTCGAACTCAATTACAAGAGATACTTCAATCCTGTATTGAAGAAGCACAAGATAACCAAGGTTTACTCGTATCGCAGAGAAGAACCAGAAGTTAGAAAGTTGGAAGAACGGTTGAATGTGTTGCGCCCATATTGGATGAAGCGTCACCATTCAGTCAGAAGTAACAGGATTAATGTTAAAACCCACAGGAAAGAGGAAAGAGAACTCGAAGAACAAATTCGTGAGGGTTTTGAACAGATTGACGACAACGTTGAAGTTCAATGACAGAAAAGGAGAAACCAAAATGGCAGGTAAGAAGGATGCATGGAAGAATGAGTTGGTGATTGGTCTGCAAGATGACCAAGGTCAGTATTTTATCGTATCGAGAGACAAGGTTACAGGTTTGTTCTCGATGTCCAGTAGACCGTATTTTCATGGTGGCAAGGCTGAGGCAGTAACTGAAGCTGAAAGACTCTCGAAGCTTGATACCAGCCGTGAATACGTTGTTGTGGGTGTTGTTGATGTTGTGGCGACTGAGGCAGTTGTGGTTCGCCCGAAGTACGACATTACTCACCGTTCATCGATCTAAAACCAAAGTTCATTACAGCAAACAAAAAGGACATAAACATGAACAAGTTAATTAAAGCATTAGTACGCGACAAGATTGTATATGACAACGGCAGACCAGTTAAGGAAGGTTCCGGTAGCAAGTTGCTTGATGCCTTTGCTAGTTTGGGTGCTTGCCGTAAAAAGACCGATGCAGAAATTCTCGCGTACTGGAAAGCTGCGTGGGCAGAATCCCCCGAAGGTACACTCCGCATGGCAATGTATAACCGCGATGTACGCGGTGGGCAGGGAGAACGCAGAACCTTTAGAATCTTCTGGCAGTGGCTTTGTAACAATCACCGCCAGATTGCTATCGACAACATCCAGAATGTACCGTTCTTTGGTCGTTGGGATGACCTCTGGTCGGTGGAAGTTGATGACGTTGTATTTACTGCGATTGCAGACTTTGTACTTGCAGCTCTGCTTTCCGGTGACAAGCTTTGCGGTAAGTGGATGCCACGCGAAGGTAAAGCCAAGGGTGACATCGCCAAGAAGTTTGCCGCATTCTGGGGAATGACCATGCAGGCTTATCGTGGTCTGATTGTGAAGAACACTCAGGTTATTGAGAGTCTGATGTGCGCTGGCGAGTTCGGTAAGATTAACTACAGCCACGTACCAAGTCAAGCGAGCCAGAGATACCGCAAAGCATTCTTGCGACGTGATGAGAAGCGTTACCGTGCATACTTAGCTGCCTTGGTCAAGGGCGTTAAGGGAGTTAAGGTCAATGCCGGTGCTATCTATCCTCACGAGGTAGTCAAGCCGTTAGTTTCCGGCTATCGAACTCAAGAGGCAGTTGCACTTTCAAACGCACAGTGGTTAGCGTTGCCGAACTTTGTTCAAGATGATGAATCCTATATTGCGGTGTGCGATACCAGCGGTAGCATGGCTGGGTTGCCACTTGAGGTTTCGATTGGGCTTGGATTGTATCTAGCCGAACGCAACCGCTCTGCATTCAAGGATTGCTTGTATATCTTCTCGGCACGTCCAACCTTCATTCACTTGACGAAACCAACTTTGAGTGAACGAATTGATGAAATGCCCCGCATCGTTTCGGCTAATACCAACATCAAGGCGGTATTTGAACACATGCTTGGTGTAGCAGTACAGAACAATGTACCAGCCAAGGATATGCCGAATGCGATTATCATCATCTCCGATATGCAGTTTAATACGGGGGTAGGTGAAGGCTTCACCCAAGCGGGTGCTTTCGCCATGATTGATCGCCAATATGAAAAGGCAGGTTACAAGCGCCCACGAGTTATCTTCTGGAATGTGGACGATAAATCCGCCAAACCAGCGAAGTTCGACACCAATGGAACAGCATTGGTTAGCGGGTTCAGCCCTTCGATTATGCAGAGTATCTTCAAGGGTGTAAATCCGCTGGAAGTTATGATGAACACGCTCGGCAGTGAACGTTACGACCGCGTAGTTATCTAAGGATGTGATTTAGTTGTTAGACCGAAAAGAATACAGAACTCGGCTACGTGATTGGGTCAGAGAGTTAAAGTCGTTATCAGGCTGTAAGGTCTGTGGACTTTCTGACCCTCTCAAGTTAGAATTTCATCACCGAAACCCTGCCGAGAAGTTGTACAAAATCGCAGACATGGTTTCAAAAGGAATGAGTGTCCATGAAATCCTAGTAGAAATTGCTAAATGTGATATTCTATGTGTTGATCACCATGAAGATGCTGACCGGATTCTACTTGAGATGTATGATTACAAACTACCTCAACACCCCGACAAACACCCAGACAGTCGTGGTGGTAGAAGAAAAAGAAAAGGAAAAAAGAAATGAACGCTCGAACTCGAAACGCTTTGCTGTTGCTGGTAATTTTGTTTGCAGTGATTGGAACTGCCTGTTCGTCAAAGGCTGATACCGCGTCTCAAAACCTGAGTACAGCGGCAGATAACTTTGAGATTACCCGCAGGATAGTCTTTTATAACGGTATCTCAGGGGTGTATATCCTCGCAATCGAGGGTAGATGCTCATTGGGTAATCACGACACTGCGAAGGAACTGACGGTCACATGCAAGACCGGCCCTGATTCGTATAAGAAACACTTTTTGGGGTTGTCAGATAACGTTACATACTTTGCCGAGCAAATTGACTCGGCATCGGTTGATGTCTATCGGTACAAGGTGATGTTTAAGCCTGAGGAAATTATCCCCGACATTCAACTGAACACAAGCGGTAACGGACAGTAGTTAAGTAGACTCCTTACAGCATAAAATCTACTTTTAGTTGATAACAATACGGAGTCAGTTCCGGGTTCATAGCTCAAATGGTTAGAGCTGCACACTCATAATGTGTAGGTTATCGGTTCGAGTCCGGTTGAACCCACAAGTCTATGCACAGCAACCATAAAAAATCTTTGCCAAAATAAGACAGAATGGTTCGACTCCATCTGAAGTTGTTTCGGAACGGTTCCGAGAAAACATAGACTGAGCTCCTAAACTAAGAAAGGAAACGATCATGTGGTTCATCAATCAGTGTGTAGATAAGCCTAACCCGTTTCAAGATTTACTCATTTTCATATGCATCGTGTTAAGCTTAACTGACCTCGTGTTGTTGTTTATCGTGGTTCTTCTGACAATCCATCAGATTCAAAAAGAAACTGTCACCGTGGTGGAATTGGCAGACCAAGTAGACTCAAAATCTACTGAGATTATATCTCGTGAGGGTTCGAGCCCCTCCGGTGACACAGGAGAAGAAGCATGAAACTATACGAAATCAGACAACTAACCATTTGTGACGGTGACCACTTCAATGATTCCTATCACTATAGACGTATCGGTGTAACGGACGACCCAGAATTAGTTAAGTTCCTAAAATCCTTGAAGATTACAAAAGAACTGGCTGATGCATCTAGGTGGCCTATGGCATGTATGGAGATGTATCCGTGGTACGAAATCGTAGAAGTTGAAACATTAACGGCAGATGAACTGGACATTAAGCGGGCATTAGAAGTTTCCAATAATCTCGATGAGGATAGGATACTATGATAACTGCAAATGAAGCCAAAATACAGGTATTAAGTACCAGTAGGGCGTTGGATGCTTTCGATGCTTTTGTACGCAGAGAGGTTGCTGAAAAACGTTTTGCTGGAAACTTCAGTTATGACCCAGACCTTACCGAAGAAGAACTCGACTACATCAGGGAAGTTCTTGGTTTCCATATCGTATGGAATCGTGCCTGTCTATGGTACGAAGTGAGCTGGGGTTGATATGGGCCAAAAGTCTGCATCTTACGACCTCTATGGAGTACACTGGTTCACCGAAGGTGACATTAAAACAGTAGTTATGGCAAGCGATATTAAAATCGCCTGTGAGCAGTTCCTTCGGTGGGAATGTAGAATCATCTACGAAGTTATACCGGATGCAGTAATCAGCAGTTTAGTCAAGCACCAAAAGAATCATTCAGAGATCATTATCACGGTAATAGATAAAGGCGATACTTTAATCATAAAGGGTACTGTTGAATTGGTAAAAATTCCAAAAAATCCAATTCCGTTGTGTGACCTCGTAAAAACCAGTATCCAACCCGTCGCTGTTACCTATAACGCTACAGGCATAGATGGTGAACATTACACTAAAGTTATTGTAGTTGACCGACCATCTTCATACGAACAATAAGTAATACCCTAAAAATTGAATAACCAGCCGGTCTTGGGGCAGAGCGTGTTTTGCGCTCTGCCCTATTTTCGTTTATGGCTAGATAATTGAGCATCAGGTTTGAGAGCAGAGCGATTTTGTAGTTAGACCGTAAATTAAGTTGGTAAAAACCGCTTCGTCGGCGGTCGGTACAAACTCGTGCGGTTCGGTTGAATCTCGCTTACGTGTCCCTTGCACATTCCCGCGTATCTGCTATAATATGGGCAGGGACAAAGCGCCCAAATTTCAGTTAGGAAAGGATAGTTAAAATGAGAGCTTTAGTGATACCCGCATTGGTGTTGATTATTGCGTTGATTCTCGGTGCAATGGCACCAACGACTCCACCACCGAGTACAACAACTGCAATGATCAAAGGTCGCAGCCCGATATTTCAAGACCGCGATCCCGGTGAAGTCAGTCGTGATCTGTGTGAGCGAATCCAGCAGGCAATGAACAAGAAAGACCTGTGTTTTTGGTTGCTGGACGCAGGTGCTAACACGCTCTATTTAAAACTCGGTGAGATGGTAGTAGGACGTGTTGGTTACGTGAACAAGTTCTGGCGTGACCTAGACCCGCTGATTACGAATGCAATCCAACAGCAACTTCCTGAGAAAGTTGGCATGTCGGTGGTTACCGAATATGTGGAAGTTATCCCACAGATACAACGCTTAGGGGTTGCAAGTGCAATCCTGCGAATGGGTGACAGTTTGTTGTGGTCGGGTTTGTACCGTCTAGTGCTGGATGAAGGTGGTGGCTGGATCAAAGTAGGTGAGAACATCCCATCTTCCGCGGTTCAAATACTTAACCGGGTTTGGTACTTTACAGCAGGTCAGTAAAGTAGAACGGACGTTCTATTCTCGATTTGAGGGGGTTTGACAACATCCTCAAAAGTGCTATAATTAAATCAGCGGGGCGGATAGCGCATGTTATCCGCCCCCAAATCTATCCCCACCATGGGGTGTCAACTCACAGGAGAGTGTACCATGCCAGGCTTAGTTGAAACGTTTGAAGTTATCGAAGCTGCTGTCGAACTGTTGAATGAAGTCGTGACCGGCCAGAACGCGGTGAAACATCAGATGGAGATGGTCGTAACCCTCGTTGAGCGGTTGGATGCAATCAATGAGCGCATGAGTGAGATTCGTGACGAACTGGGCGAGAAGTTCACCATGGAGACTTACCGCGAATACATGGAACTCGTCAATGAAAACGCGGCGGTGCATGTGGCGGCGACTGACCTCTGTGAACACCTTGAAGGTTGCCGCGATGCGATCTGGAAGGCCATGCCGGAAGGTGACAAGCGCACCATCATTCTGAAAACACTGTTGAAGGTGTTTGGGGGCATGGGTGCTGACCCGTTCGAGGGTGAAGATGGCGGCGAAGCTCCGACCGTTGATCAGTTGTTCAGCATTCCCGATCAACTGCCTGAGCCCGGCGATGAACCGGAGGTTAATCCGGCGTAATCTGTCGCTTGACAACGTGTTTGATCGTGTTATAATTTAGGCATGAGGGGCGCATAGCAATATGCGCCCATGTCCGTTATAGGTTTTTTGCCGAACCTATAGCGTAGTCCAATACAAACCAATCAAAGGAGATACCCAAAATGGCTACCAGCAAAGTTGTGAAGAATGGTAAGAGCTCGAAGAAGGTTGCGACCGGCAAGGCTGTCAAGGCTTCAGTTGCGAAGATTCGCAGTAACCAGCAGTACACGGCAATCGTGAAGGCTGCCGAGGCGAAGGTGAATACCGCTCTGTGCATCGAGCGCGGCGTCGAGAAGGTGGCGAATGGCAATGCGGTGGAAGCTCTGCCGCAGGGTCAACTGACTTGGAAGGACAAGAATGGTGCCCTGCATGTTGCCGGTGCCAATGCCCTGAAAGACGGTGCGCGTCGGGAGAAGATGTTCACCGGTGAAGGTTCGGATGTGGCGACCCAGATGTTGTTCCGGTTGGCCGAGCCACTGAGTATCTTTACTCGTGGTGGAATCACGGCGGCCATCGCGGTTGCTGATGCGAAGCTGGCACCGGATGCTCGCACCCAGAAGTTCTTTGATGCGATTGCTGATGCAGTGTTCGCCTTCTACCCAGAAGCGGCTGAAGCTGTTCCCGGTGCGACGCGCACCCGCGGCTCGAAGAAACCCCTGCCGGTTGACCCCGAGCTCGAGAAGTTCCTCGCCTAAGAGGTAAAGATACTCCACAGGTTTCGGCCTGTGGAGTATTTTTTTTGTCTGTTACCAAAGTTGTTACCATAAAGTTGAGTATTGGAACGTGTTCTGTTCTAGGTACAAATTCGACCACAAAACCAAATAGTTGAAACTGCTTCGTCGTCGGAGTTGTGACCTTTTGTACTGCTGTGGGGGCAGAGTCCTGAAATTTAGCACCATTTATTAGTTAGTTCCGACCCAGTGTATCTAGGCAAAAAAATACCGCACCAAAACGGTGCGGTATCTTTGGAGTTTGTTCTATTCAGTTGTTATGGGATGATGTGCCACACCCTCAGTGTGTACGCCAAATCTGCCCGCATGACCGGATCAGAAAAGATGTAGTAAACAGCACCGAGCAGAACTAGTACCGCAATCAGGAACAGCAGAAAGAATAGAATGTTCACCATCCGATTACGCTTGCGCTGTGCAGTTGTGACCGGTGCAGTTTGCAGATTCACATGGGATCGACCAGCAGGTTTGTAATCCATTTTTCTCCTTAATTGGTTGGGCCAAAATAGCCCGATAGATACAACACGATTAAACAAACGATCAACAGTACAGCAGCTATTCCCATTAGTAACCTCCGGTGGTATCCCATTCAGGGACGCAGTTGATACGACCGATTCGATCACGATACCATGTCCAGTTGTTCATGTCTCCCATGTAATACGGTGGACATGCAGCTACGTATGGGAGTTGAAACAACGTGAAGTCAGTATCAGCCCAGTAGTACCTCGTCGGGTCTAACTCGCGTAGTATGTACCCATCGAGCATGACCTTTGCTACAGATTCATACTCATATGGGCCGAACCTTATAGACCAACTTTCATCGTAGAAGTACCACTTACCATCTTCTTGACGTATTGGATCGGAGTTGTGTTCTTGAGCAGTTACATAGAGATTGAAATAGGGCTCGATCTGTTCTAACTGTTCGATCTCAACTTCTTCCAGTTCTACACTGCGTTGCCAGTATTTATCTTGTTCTTCATCGATCCAGCACTCGCATTCACCGTCCCAAGGGGCGACCATTTCCTTCCAGTTACCTTGAGCCTCGATTATATCCCATTCGTTCCAACCACAGAATCGACACTTGCCGTAGTCACAACCCTTGTGATCTACGGACTCCAAACTACCAGCACCACAGCGAGGGCATTTGCCAATCTCTAGGCAGTTGGAACAAGGGTCGCTACCATCCGGGTCATTACGAGTTGCGTCATAGCGGATAGACCCATATCCACCACAGCGATGACAGTAGTTAGGATAGACTGTCGCCCACTTCCGAAGTGCTTCTTGCAACTTGAGGCAGTTCTCACTATGCTTCATCTTCACCCTCCCAGTTGTTTGTCAGTTGTTCTTCCGGTGGCCGATTGCACCATACAATATCTTTGCGAGTCTCTGCACCGTGCAGTACAGCGGCGGTGTCAACCAGCAGCTTGACACGTTTCGCCGCTAATACTACATAGTCTGCCGTACCCTTGGCGTGTGACCATTCCTGTGAGTGAGAGTTGTCGCGGGTTAGTTCGTGCCGAATCTGGTGAAATTCATGATCCAGCTCGTTGAGTGCTAAGCCGAGGCCAACATCAACAGCTTCAACTAATTGCTTGAAGTCAACCTGAGCAATCCCAAAGCTTAGGTCGTGACCCTTACGGTTTGCAACAAACGCTGTGTAATCTTTCTTGGTAGTCATTTTCATTTCCTTTCGTGTGGTTGGTGACAATGAATGCAGTTATCCATTGCCGGGTCGTCGCGTAGATTGTACTGACAAACACTGGACAACGCATCCAGTTGTTGTTCAACGTACCGAGTTTTACAGAACCAATGCCCATCAAGTATTGGATTCTGTACAAACTTTTCAGCATCAACCAGATGCTCAAACATCAGGGTGTGCATGACTTCTTCTGGTGAAAATGCATCTGGAGTTATTACACCAAAAACATGCTTCGGAATGCAATCCAACATCACACCGACATTGTTTGGTACAAAGTCCTCATGTCTCACAACGAATACCGCCCACATCATACACCTCCCAAAATATCTACAAATTGGTCAATTCTATTTATTTTTTCAGCATACAACTCCGTGCTGTTCTGCATTCTGGCGACCCACCACTTCGGGTCAACTGCCAGTTCAGTCTCGAACGGTCTGAACTCTGTGCTGGACAGCTTGTGGGTGAACTCCGAAATCTGTTCAACCTCGATTGGGTAGACTGTCTTATCCAACACTGGAATCCAGTAGAAAATCTTTTTGCCGATGGTGAATAAGTACCCAACGGCGCATAGACCATTCCAGTATACTTCCAACGAGTCAATACCCATGCACTTCTTGGTCACACGATCAACCGCATCGTTGATCATTTCCGTGTTACAACCATAGGGAAGTTTCATCCCCCGGTGTATCACAATCTTGTGCTTTCGCGCCTTGCGCTTTGTTTCAGTAGGTTTTTTAGCTGAGATAGTCATGGTAAAATCTCCTTGTATTCTAACTTAGAGTGAGTTTGTGAGCAAAAACAGAAATCATAATAGTTGAAACCGCATCCTCGCGGAGTTTAGACCATAGGCGTCCACAACTCGTATTTCTTATATAATCCTTTGTGCCACTTTCGCACATCGGATAGCAGGTCAATTCTAATTTCATTATCACCATCCTTATGCAGAATGTGTTCATCATCCAACATCAAAGCAGAATGAACTAATACGCGATCACATTGATTCTGTCTTACTTCATAGTAAAACACCACCAAATCTCCTTGACCATCTGGGTCTGCATGATCCCATATTAACTGAATCATCTGTTCATCAGTAAGATGCTCTGGACGTTCTATCCAACCCAGTATATAGGCGGTGAGACCCCAACAGTTGAAACCTTTCTCTCCGAACTTCTTAGCTAGAACTGCTTTGCGTAAGATGTTCATTTTGATTCCACCACTTCATAGTCATAGCGATCCCACTTAGGCAGACCAGCACCACGCGGAATCCGTGCTACTACATCAGCTACAACTCTTGGAATTTCAACTGTTCGGACTTCATCAGGCAGTGGAGCTATTAGCTCCTTAACAACTTCCGACACTTCCACATCACTGTGAATCTTCTTTGTGATTGTTCTACCGTTCTTCTGCACTTTCTTATTCTTGATTACGTGCTTGGTTGTTACAGCTTCCAACGTGATCTTGATGGTGCGAACCACATGCCCACGCTTGGCCTTTGGAAGCTCGGGCAGCTCTGGGTATGCACCAACCCACTCATTCAACTTGTCATACGACGCTGTTTTCTTGCCCCGCCTACCCTCAGTATAGAAACCGCGATGAATCATCTCGGCCTCTCGCTCTTTCTTCGGTCGCAACTGCAATTGTGTTCTACCGTTGTTGCGCCTCTCCCATTCTTCCACCTTGATTCGGTGTGCCAAGATGATTTTGTTCACCGAATCATCAACACGTCCGGCGAGTTGTTGTTCTGCATTGTCACGCTTGATGACACACGTCAAGCTGTATATGCCACCAAGAACAGATGAAACTTTGACGCATTCCAACTTCTCTTTCTTTTTCAGCTTGTCATATGCTTGACGATCCATAGTCTTAAAGACTATGTAACCGTCATGCTGTAGCCACTTGCAAGCTTCCATAATCCTGAGTTCTTGTTCTTTCATGAACTCTGCTAGTTCCTTCTGTTGGCGGTAGTATGCCTTGCCGCCGTGTTTGACTTTCGCTGTTAAATGATCTGGAATTGTGAACAGTCCCGGTACAAACTTCACGATTGCTTGCTTCGACATGGTTGGCATTTTGACTCTCCTATGAGTTTGAGTTGTTTGATTGTCAGAGCTTGAACTACTACGTTTCCCTGTGCATCACGATACCAGCAATAATACATGAAAGGAAATAAGTGCAACTTACGTGGTGGAAGCAACGTTCCATCGGATGTTTCATAAATAAATTTCATTGTATAAACCTCGGTAGGGAGCTAGTATCCGCTAGCTCCCTGTTATAGTATTTTCTCAGAACGTGTGATCACTGTAATAGCGATGCACATTGCACTTCTGATAATCGGGGTTTTCATCCCATCGGTAAAGACTCACGTTTTCAGGCCCACCGTGTGCATAGCTAAACGAATCGGTCTCAAAATCTCCGAGGTCTTTACCTTCGCCGTAGTCAATATCCACAATCGCGTGTTTGCTAACACCATCACGCTCAAAATTCAAACGAATACAATCCCACAATCCGTTTGAACCACTGTAGTAGTACCCAAGTTTGTACAGTTTCAGATACCACCGAAGTGATTTATACCACCGATTGCCCGCGTAATTCAAATCAAACAGGCGGCGGTACAAATTCATAATTCTGATGTTCACCTTGCCGCGCTTGCAGAAGATTTGATCTGGGATGTAACAAACCCAGTCGGAAGTCAGCGCGTGAGAAATCCACCGACGAACTTTGCTGTCCATCGGTGAATACTTTCCATAGACGAAACACTCGACTGTGTACAACCAGCCGAAAACATGCAACAGTTTGAACCAGCGGGGCGCTTTCTTCACGATAACGAGCGCCGCCATAGCTCCGATGACGATCCAAATGAACCACCCAAACGCAAACAGAATAGTTTCCATGTCTCTCCTTAGAGAACTTCGAGTTGATACTGCCGGTAGATGTCAATGTCGCGCTGATCGAAGGCGTATCCGTAAACGCCCAAGTTGCCACTCATGTCGCGGAACAACTTCGCGCCGGTCGGCAATAGCACGGACTGTCCACACTTCAAATCATCCCACAAATTCCAAACTCCGTTCTGGTTGATCCATCCGAGTTGTTCCAACTTCCTCAAGATGTTCAACGCCCCGTATCGCGTGACGTAGAAAAAGTCACGCTTTTGTTCTAACTTGTCACTGCATTTAGCACACATTTTCAACTCTCCTGTTGAGTGATTTGCTAGTTGTGTTACCGACTAGAAAGTACAATTGGTGGGCACCGTTCGTCCTCAAGTTTGTACTCTCTAGTCGATATGGGGAGTATTCCAACTCCCCATATCGAAACTCGCTGTTCAATCTTCGCAGAACAGACCTTTCTTTGCATCCCATTCGGCCAGTTCACGCTCAGGATCGTCAATGTCCTCAATCAAATACAACTCGACATCGCCCTGACCATCACGAGCCCAGATGATTGAGCTCATATCGTGAGGTGAGCCCGGCAGAGGCAGAACAGCTCTCACATATCCCCACCAATAGTCCCAACCGGGAATAGTAACTTCATCGAAAGTGTAGATCGTGTCTGGATATTCAATCCGCTTCGGATTCCAGTCGGTGTGAACCGTCGGCCCTTCAACTCCCAGTTGCCCTTCAATCTCACGCCACCACGATACTTGCCACATATCGAATCCCAACTCACGCGGTCGATCATAGACTCGGATGTTGAATGGCAACACGCCCAAACTCTCGATTGAGTGATAGAAAATCGTTTGACTCGTCGGTGGTTGTAACATTTTAGTTGCCTCCTTCATTGTCTAGATAGAAGTATGAACTCCACACTTCTTTTTCCATCTCGGTCATCTGTTCATGCTTCAATAGAACTTCAGTCACGTAGTCATCGAAATTCGGATAGTGACCAACATTCAAGTTGTGACCGAATCCCAACAAGTAATTCAGTTGATGTGCATTCACTTCATGGATGATAATCAGGATACCATAGTCCTCGTGATTCAGGACAATATCCACCATGTCATTCTCATCACTGTCATCCACAACGTCAACGTTGTAACTGCCATCGAACAACTCAAAGAAGTCTATACCACTGAATTTGTTCTGGCCTGCGGATAAGAACTCATTCGCAGATACAACTCGGATGATTTCATAGTCCTTGATGTGGATTGTGTTCACTGGAATGTCACACAGCACGAATCCATTAGTACCATCTGGGTCAAACACGAGCCGAGCTGTTGCTACTTTCTTGTGATTCCACTTCTCAGCTTTCACCCAGTCACGAAATGCAGTGAACGGATTAGTAACTTGTTCACTGGTCATTTCCTCAGTCACAGCGATGCGCCCGTTGTGTTCCAACATATAGAAGTAATAATTAAAGGCCATTGCTAACTCCCTGCATGTTACAGACATGCTCTGAAATTTACTACATAAAAAGAAGCTCATAAGGATTAACTCATGAGCTTCCTATCTATAGTAAATATTCAATTGTTTTATACACTATGGACAGTAGAACTTCGCAGTGGCTATACCGAGAGAAGTTTGCATCTGTCACGAATTAGTGTCTAATAGTACAAAATTTGGAGTATACACTCAATCAGTAGAAGCTGGAAGCTTTGCATCTGAAGTTGTTACTCGTTACGATTGTACTATTATATTTATTCCCGATTGCACTAAAGTCTTAATTTATAAGCAACACGATTAACTCGTGGATTCAAGGGATTAGTCAGGCTACTACTTGCTTTAGTGTTTACGGGGACTTCTGCTAAACTAATCCTGTTTTATATTCTCTGTAGAAATTACTTTAGTCAATTTTGCCCGAGTTTCTCCGCATTGGGTACTTTACGGAACGAAGTACATATTGGCTTGAGTATCCACTCTGAGATTGTAGTGACTGTCTTTTGTTGCTACCCGCTAGTTCCCACTTTTGGCACTCTAGGATGCACTAGGGACATCAGGCAGGGAGTAGAACGTTTCACAACGTCCAAACAAAAGTACAATCGACTGGCATTATAACATGGATCGCATATAAAATGCAAGTCGTGTCAAGCTACCTATTAGAACGCCCGTTCTAGGGAGATGTCAGACGACTGTCCTCTAAATCAACCCGAAAATATAAACTCGCATAAAAACCAGTATTGGAACTGTTTCTGTTACCTAGAGTTCCGACCTAAATAGGTAACGGAATGGTTACCTTTGGTACAAAATAGTATAGGAAATAATAGCAATAATAGACAGATAACCCAATAAAAGTAGGAACTAACGTTGGGATATGTTTGGGATATATTCACAGAAGATTAAGTACAGATGAGAGGTAAACGAGAGGTAATATGAGAATGTGGATAGAGAAGTGTAATCAGAAAGCGGGTGTAATAGTCAGTTGCAACCATGTGGTAACGTTACCATATTCCAGAACTTAAGCACAAGTACCGGCAAGTGTACACCCGCAAGTACACACCAGTCTAGTATGTATGCACAAATAGTTAGTTCCGACCATATAAAATTGACTACCCATGTCTAAATAGGTACAAAATGCGGGTACGAACAGAGAAATGGTTAGTTCCGACCGCGTCGTCGTCAAAGTTATATCTACCTATAGGAGAAAGTGATATAAACTCCGAGAAATTCGCATATTTTAATGTTCTATTAATCTAGTGCCTACCGATATCTATTTTGTACCATAAAACTCACCAGACGCGCAAGGTTGAACGATTATCAGTTTTCCACATCAAGCTGTTACCTGTGGATATAAACGCCCCTGGTGGCCTCTGGTGGGCCTTTACGGGGCATTGTAGATTGAATCGAGTATCCAAACTGTCACTGTTCTAGTAAATAGTTGGTACAAAATCTAGTTCACGTTTAGATTTCAGTATCCAACTTGATTCTGTTATATGCCACCAAATAATTGAGTTCCTAGGTTTAGTATGTACCTATTGTGTGCCGGAACTGAAAAACAGTTAGTTCCAACTCGCTTTGTCCGCGAAGTTTGAACTTACTATGAGTATATACTCGCTAGTTCATACTGCTAGTATCTACTCGATGTGTATACTAGGCAGATTCTACACGTTATAGTGTATATATACGATGCGAGAAGTGGGGGATAATAGTCACTTTTGCCAGGCTATTACTGCGTAAGTGGGGAATATTGATCGATATTGCCTACATATTGCCTATCTAGTGGGGAATATTGCTTCACTAAAAGCTTGACACGTATACTGGAAAGTGATATTATAACAGTGTAGTCATTTAGAGTATGGAAACATGATACTCTAGCATTCACAATCTACTCTGATAATGATAGTCTAGTGTAAAACGTGCGGGATTGTGCGCGAAAGTGTGTTGGGATGATGTAGACTACTCCCCTCATGCGAATCTAGATTAAGCAATCAGACAAATATACAGCAAAGTCAAATCCGCCAAGTATTGATCGCGTAAGTCGTTACTATCGGAAATGTGATGTAGCAAAGCTGTTACGAAAAAAGGAAAAACAAAAATGAAGTCTTTTGAATTTGTGGCGCTTTTGATCGTGTGCTTGAATAAGCTTGCCGCTGTTTGCAACAAAAGCTATACTCTCGCGTATCTGTTTCAACATGCGAAAGTGAAGATCGGCAATGATGTTCTGCCCCTGAACAATGCGGAAAGCTGGAAAGCTATTCCCGTTGAGAAGATGCACACGATCAACAATGATCAATGGGCGAAAGATTCAATCTTTGAAGTTCTGCCCCTGAAAGTCAACGTGATGTTTTGCGCCATTGTCAACGCTAAGATCAATGATCGTGTGAAGATTGCCAAGGCATTTATGCCTAAAGCAAATGACGCAATGCTTAAGAACGTGATCGCCTTAGCAGTGGCAAACAATGCAGTGATGCACTATGACAAGATGCAAGCGAAAGAAAAGACAGTGAAAGCTGCGAAAGCTACAACGACTGCTAAGACGTATTAATCGACAATCGATCAATGGGGAATCTCGTTTGAGATTCCCCATTTTAGTATCTACTCAATAAGGAAAAACAAAAATGTCTAAACGATTTTTGTCTGTTGTTTCGTCTATCGTGTTTTTACTCGTTACTGCTATTGATTGCCAAGTCACTGATCTGCCGAAGATTTATGGATCATGCAAGCTAGTCAATAGCTGCCAGTCCAGCGGCATTCAGATCACGAGTGTTGATCAGCTTTGCTTTTTGATCGTGATCGTTGTGATTGCTTTAGTGATTGCGCGTGTGATATACAATCACAACAGATCACAAGCTCAAATCGTAAAGCAATACAATGAAGATCGCAATGCATTAGACGAGCTCAAAAAGAAATTTTACGATTTTAGCTAGCACTAGCACAGTATACACAAGGGCGCATTTATGCGCCCTGTTTTTTTATTTTATATTCCTACTAAACAGATAGACTTTGTAGACATCCCCCCCCCATAGTGTATAAAAAACACTTAAAAGCGGCGCGGGCGGCGCAGGT